ATGTCCATGCAGCGGAAAGGCTCCCGCAGTCGCTATTTCATTCAGCGAGTTCCCAAGGACGTGCAGCCTCAGGCCCTCGGCATGAAGCTCAGCGTTCCCATTGGGGGCACCACGCAATCAGTCACCATCACGCCTGCGATGATCAAGGGGTCCCTTCGCATCTCGCTCCGCACGGATGACCCGGTGACCGCCAAGATACGGCATGCCGAAATCGTGGCGTATCTGGAAGCCATCTGGCGCAGCCTTCGAGAGGACGCTCCGGTTTCCCTCACTGCCAAGCAGGCCACCGCTCTGGCTGGGTTCCTCTATCACGCCTGGGCGAACGAAGGGGAGAGTGAACGCACCGTCTCGGGCACCATCGGATTCGACGGGACGTGGACCCCTGAGCCTCCCCCGCTGCCTCACGAGATGGCCGCCGCCTGGGAGAACCTCCGGGAGAAACTGAGCGCCCTGCCCGCTGATGACACGGAGGCTCTGGAAGCCGTCCTCGGCGCCATAGTGGACCGCCTCTTGCTTGCTCACGGCATCCGCAGGGTGGACAGCCATAGTCGGCTCATTCTCCTGGGAGCTTTCCGGGATGCGCTACGGGACGCCGCTGCGAGCCGCCAAAGGCAGGCAGAGGGGGACTATTCGCCAGACCCCAAGGCCCAAAGGTTTCCCGCGTGGCAACCGCCTGGGGAGCCCGCCAAGCCGGCCACCACGAGCGCCAACGGCAAGTTGACACTCGGAGACATCGTAGAGGGATGGTGGGCAGAGGCCAAGGCAGTGGGGGTCACGCAATCAACCTATGAGGCTTACAGCCGCAAGATGGAACGGCTGAAGGAATTCCTTGGGCATGACGATGCGGCCCGCGTCACGGCTGACAATATCGTGGGCTTCAAGAACAAGCGGTTAGCGGACGGCATCAATGCTCGAACCGTGAAAGACAATGACCTCAGTGCCCTCCGCGCCCTATTCGGTTGGGCGGTCACCAATCGCAAACTTCAGGTCAATCCTGCGGTGGGCATCACGCTGCGCCCCGCCAAGACGGTCCGAACGCGAGCCAGGGATTTCACGGAGGAGGAGGCCCTAGCGATCCTAAAGCACGCCGCCGACTACCGCAAAGGCCCCAGGGAAGACGCCAAGACCGCAGCGGCTAAACGCTGGGTCCCCTGGCTGTGTGCCTACACGGGCGCCCGGGTCGGTGAAATCGTGCAACTCCGCAAGACGGACCTGAGGAAGGTGAGTGTTCCCGCAGGGCGAACGCCCGAGGACCGAGCTGGCAACGGAGAGGTGTGGGTCCTCACCATCACGCCAGAGGCCTACACCGTGAAGGACAAGGAGTTCCGTGAGGTCGTGCTTCACAGCCACTTAGTGGACCTCGGGTTCCCTGACTTTGTGGCAAGCGCTAAGGCCGGACATCTCTTCATCACACCGGACGCCAAGGGGGAACTCCGGGGCTCATGGCGGACCATGAAGAACCGCGTTACGGAGTCGGTGCGGAAGGCCGTGACGGACCCCCGTGTTCGCCCCAACCACGCTTGGCGGCACACCTTCAAGACCATCGGGCGGCAAGCCGGCATAGAGGATAGCGTATTGGATGCCATCTGCGGCCACGCCCCGGGAACGATAGGTGCCGACTATGGCGAGGTGACCGTGGCGGCCAAGGCGAAGGCCTTTGAGCGGTTCCCGAGGTTCGTAGTTGCGTAGCGATAGCGGTATAATGCGAGTTCTGATGCCTGCTGCAATACGGGCGAATTGTGTATGCTGATGGCTGTTTCAGATTGAGTTAGGGGCTCAGGCCCGAGCAGGGGGAGGCAACTTAAGTGACCATAGTTGGCAGACTGCTGGACGATACGGGAGTGGTCACTAGCGTGCACCTGCCCGAAGACCCTTATGATAAGGATCTGATCAATGCTTTGGGCGGTTCGACTGACCGATCGGTTGTGGGAATAATAGAAGGGTGGGAAGTGCTGACCGTGCCCGAGGTTCCGGGGCGGTATCTCGTCGTCGGAGAGGCCCTTTTCATGGGTGACCCTGCGCCACGTCGCCGAACATGCGACCTCGGTGATGAGCAAGTGCGGACAGTGGTCAAGAGAGCTAAGCGCCTTACAACGCCCTAGCGGTACCCCTCAAGCTCCTCATCGCGAATCTTGCCGGCCTCATACAGCGAGACACACCGCTCCCAGGACCCTATCCCGTGGTCCACGCAATAGGCACTGAGTCTGTCCGCATGTGCCCCGGGCGGCTCCTTCATGAGCCCATCCAAGACCCGTGCCGCCCCGCTAAGGACAGCGAAGAGGACCACCAGGAACCCAAGGTACCCGAGGGCCAAGCGGACCCCATCGGGCGTAATGAAGTCCCCAAAGATTTCCGCTAGGCGGCTACGGGGGAGAGACATTGGCCGAACCCCTTCGAACATTGATATCCCTCCCCCGCTCCCCGCAGGACGCAAGCCGAGGAAGCCCGCTCTGTATGGCCGCACCGAATGTACGGCACGGCGTTCCCGCCTCGGGGAAACTCGGTGTCACCACCTGCCGTAGGCGAGGCATTGCCCTAGACCGGGTGTCTCTCCCGATGCCACCGGGCAACCTGCTCGGAGGAGGCAGAGGGGTTGAAAGCGGCGTGGGCAGCTAGGGCATCCGTGAGAACCTGCCGGTACTGCTCGGTGGTCGCGTGGAAGCGCTGGGGGCCCGTGAGTCCGTCTTGTGGGTTGGGCTTCTCGTAGGTCCGCACGGCGATATCGAGGAAGTCCGAAACGCCCCGTGCGGTGACCGGGCTGCTGGTCTCGATGTAGAGGAGCCGCCTGCGGCAATCGTGGTGCCCAAAGGGATGGCTGCGGTCTACGTGGACCCTCACGCGGTCACCCGGGGCAGCATCCATGAAGACCCTGTTGAGGGAGATGCCCTCCCCGAATATCTCAGGGTAGTGCCATTTGCCCTCGGGGTTGCTTTCAGTCTTCCCGGTGCAGTCGTCATCCACGAACATCGTGCCCCCATTGGCGAGGGCCATGCGGAGCAAGAGGACGGCCTCGGGTTCCCAGTAGCGTGTCCTGGGGCGGGCTGGGCTGTTGTCCCCCTCGCGGTCAGCAAGGTGGAGACGCTCGGGCCTTATGGGCTGCACTGATAGCGCGATGGCCGCCGACCCGTCCACCGGGTCCACGACAGGAACGGCACGGGCAAGGACGCCCTGGGGGAGATGCTGGCAGAGAAACTTCGGGTCCGGTAGGCCTCCGTGAAGGCGCATTTCAAGCCACCCCACAAAGTCGTGGAAGGCGATGGTGGTCATGGGTCCGTGGGTCTTAGCCATGGGGTTCGGCTCCTCGGGTGAGTTTTGGAATGGACATAGGGGAAGCGCTTCCGGGCTCCTTCGGGGGCTCCGGGCTACGTAGGGAATTGAATGGAATCAGCAGCTAGAGGCGGCGGGTACTCATCACAGGAACCTCGCAATCTGCTCCGTGTTGTAGCCGCCCGCGATCTTCAGGTACCCCATGGTGGTCTCAACGTTCTCATGCCTGAGGTACTGCCGCAGGATGTCCAGAGGCATGCCCTTCTCGGTGTGCAGGTAGCGAGCGGCGGACCTGCGGAGGGCTTTCAGGGTGCATGTCGGGTTGGTGACCCCAAGGAACTTCCGGCACTCACGCCAGAGGTCCGCTAGATCTCGGTAGCTCTGTGGGAATATCTTGGAGTCCAAACCCTGGTCCAGGGCCCGCTGGTGCCTCTTGATGAGCAACCTCCCGGCATCCTCACTGAGCGGCAGCGGGGCACGGCTGGCCTGGGTCTTGGTGCCATCCACCATGATCACCATGCCCTTGGGGGACAGCTCGTTGGTCTCGGGGTCGTGCTTGAAGGTGATGTCCCCCCAGACCTGACGGAGGCTCTCCTCGACCCTCAGGCCCGTAAGGCAGGTCCACTCGATGTGGTCCGCGAGTTCGCACCGGAGGCGATAGTCCTCGTGGCGGGACCAGCGGTGACTAGCCAGGGCCTTCTTGGGGTCCCGCAGCCATGCAAGGATGAGAACGGTGGTGCTCTCATTGAGGGCCCACTTCGGGGTCACCTTGCCCTTGGCCTTAACGCCAGACCGATCAATGCCCATCTGTTTCAGGACGATGAGGCGTTTCGTTACGGTGCTCTTGGCGATGCCCTCGGCTTCCCACTTGGACACCAGGGCCTTGATATGCTCCTTGGTGACATCCTCAGCGTAGTGGACGGCGAAACGCTCGCTGAGGGCCACAATAGTGGTCTTCCCCTGCCCGCGCATTGAGTCCATAGAGCGCCGGCCCTTCCATTGGTTCTCACAGAGTGCGTCCAACTGGTCCATAAGCAGCGTCTTGCCTGGGACACGGGGCGGCTCGGCGGCCATCAATGTATAGACCGGCTTACCATCGGCGCCCCACGAGAGGCGATAGCGTGCCTTCTGTCCGCCCATCATAGGAACCTCCGCATTTCCTCGGTGCTGGCACCACCAGTCAGCCGCAGGTATTCCATCGTGGTCTGGATGTTGCTGTGCCTGAGGTATTGCCGGGTGAGGTCCAGGGGCATGGCCCTGTCGTAGTGCAGGTACCGTGCGGCGGACCTGCGAATAGCCTTAAGGGTGCATGTGGTGGACTTGGTGAGCCCAAGGTGGTCCCGGCAGAGCTTCCACAGGCGCTGAAGGTTGTCGTAGCGCTCCGGGAAGACCTTGCTGTCACCCTTAGGACACCCAGCCGCGAACCACCTGCGGAGCAACAGGCCTCCCGCCTCGCCACTCAATGGGATGGTCGCCTCGGACCCTTCGGTCTTGGTGCCTGGGACAAAGAGGTCCATACCAAAGGGAGACGGCGGGCCGACCTCGGGACCCCTGCTGAAGCTCACGCCGGACCACTTGACCCGCAGGGTCTCCTCAATGCGGAGCCCGGTGAAGTGGGTCCACTCGATGTGGTCCGCGAGTTCCGGCCTTGTGGCAGCCAGCGAGGTACCTTCGGGCACAGGCGTACGGAGCCACGTGAGGAGGCGGGACCTGTGGTCGTCATTGAGCCACCACTTGGGGGCCTTCTTGACGCCGCTGGTAATCCCCGCCGTGTCACACCCCATAGTCTTGAGCACGATCAGGCGCTTGCGGATGGTGCTGGCAGAATAGCCCTGCTCTTTCCACTTCGAGACCATAGCCCTGATGTGCTCCCGGGTGACCTCCGCGACATGGCGGACGGCAAGGTCCTCGGTGAGATCTTGGATGATCATACGCCCCTGGCACACCATCGTTTCGGCGGACCTGAGGTCACGCCAAGCGGTTGCCGCCGTGGCCAGAGCGGCCACCAAGGTGGTCTTGCCTGGGGCCGTTCCCCGGCTGGGCCGAACCTCTGAGGTCCCCGGAAATGGGATAACGTTGTCCATCGCCCTACCCTTTCACCGTCAGTACCGCGATGACTCCGAGGCCCTGCCCTTTGTAGTCGGGCTCCTCCCCGGTCCGCTTGGTCTTCACCAGCGCGAAACGGTCAGACCTTCGAGCGGCGGGAAGCTCCTTCAGCCATTTGTTCCACTCATCCGAGAGCTTCTGTTTGATATACGCATGGTGGACCTTGTCGGGGGCCGCGCCCCGCACCTCAACGAAATAGGCGGCAGGCACAAAGAAGCCCCGAGGCTTGCCATCCTTTTCGACCTCAACGGAGAGGGCCGTCCAGCGGGCCCGGAAAGGGAGCGACGAAATGCGAGACCTGAGAGCGTCCGTGGGCACGGTCTCGAAGACCTGGGTGGTGAAGTCATAGACCTTCTTGGCGGTGCCGGCAGTGGTCGGAAGTTCGGGGGTAGGCATCGAAGGGAGCCTTTCTATGTGCTCGGGTAAAACTGCCCATTATGTCCCGCAGAGGGGCCGGGGCGGTCCAATTCAAAGAGTGAATCGATGTGAGCCATGAGGACCCCTATCGATTCACAATGCTGATGGGTTCTCCGAGAGAACTGCCGCCTTACCGACGGGGCCTGCTGTGAAGCAGGACGATCACCTAAGGCGAACGCACTGGGCCACGGTGTTCATCTGTAGCGAGCCGCCCGAATAGGACGCCACGCCCACCACATAAACACTCGTGTTCCCCGTGGCGGTCGTGAAGTCGAACACCCAGGGGCCTATGGGGCGGATCTCCTCGTTAGAGAAGGACCCGGTGAACTTCATCATGCCACCTCCCGGCGCCAGCGGCAGGGTTGCCGAGCCGTTGTTGAATGCTGCCTGCATCACGGCAACCAGGGCGCCACTAGCAGGCAAGACCTGTACGGTGGCGTGGCAGGACCACATGCCCGGAGGTATCGACAGGGTGCCGAGTGTGGTCTGGGTGACATTCGAGATGGGTACCGCACCGGGCGAAATGCTGATCATCTGGCCGGGCGTGTTGGCTACGAGGGCGGATGCCCCATCGGTGCCGCCCCAGGAGAACGCGTTGGACGGCGGGGTGGCCTGGGGGGTGAAGAAGTTCGTGAAGGTGTTCCCCTGGGCCCGGATGCCGGTGGCTGCCGAGTTCTTCACGATCATCGCGCCTGTGGTCGTGAGGTTGACGTATTCAAGCTTGTTGTTGGTGATCTTCACGTCCGAGGGGGCGCCGTTGCCGCACGATGCGTCCGCAAGGTTGATGTAGGAACGGAGGCTGAGGGCTTCGCCGTTGTTCGAAATCCAAGCGTTCTCTAAGCGGGCCGATGTGACCCGGCAGAAGTTGAAGAAGTCGCGTCCTGCTGGTGTCCATGAGCCTGTCGCGGGGTGCACCAGCCAGTTGCCGCCCTTGATTGTGAGCTGCCCTGCCTGCTTGGCTACGAGACCCTGGCCGAACGCATCGCACGACATGTTGTCGATGGCATATTGGATGGGCGAATAGCCGTCCCAGTCGCTATCTATCTGGACGCAGGTGTCCACCTCACCGGCAGCCGAGTTGATGAGGCTTTGGTCCTCAAGGCCCAGGCCGGGACCCGTGATGGTGGACTGGAAGCGGTAGCCTAGCTTGAAGTGCTGGACGCGGGTATTCTGTACATGGTTGACGAAGGTCGAGACTCCCTTGAACCAAATGCCCACACCCGTGGTTGCCAGACCTTTGCGAGAGGGACCGGCCTCAAGCATCCCCTTGTTGATGGTGGTCCCTGCGGAGCCATCCAGCACCATGCCGGTATTGAAGCCATTGACAGCGAAGTTGTCGTAGAAGCCGTTGACCTGGGGCTGGAACCTTGCGTTCACCCCGATGGTACTTGTTGACGCGGTGTCCGTAGACTTGAAGGTGATACCGTGCAGTTCCAGCTTGTCGGGCTTCACGGTCCCCGTGGCGCAATGGTTCCACCCGTTGGTGGTTCCGAACTGAAACACTGTGAGGTCCGATCCGGCCCCAACGAAGCTAATGCTTCTCCCACAACTCGACGCAATCGGCTGGGAGAAACGAGCCGTCCCGGGGCCAAGCCTAAGAGTAATCGCCCCGGTGGTCGATTGAATCACCGAGTTGATCACCGCCCCATCGATCTCATCGGACAACGCACCGGCAGCCGGCAGTAGGGCCTGCCACTGGCTCAGGGTCCACCCTGCGGTACTCCTGCCGTTCAGGCTGGTCACCCCGGAGAGTGGGTGGCTGGTGCCATCCCCGACATACCCGAAGCCACGCAGGGTTACCTCATCGATATCCTGCTTGTTGCGGAGACGGTCCGGGAGGTTCCATGCGCCCTTGCTGTCGATACAGCCGAAGGGGAGGCTTTTGTCAGTGGGAGAAGCATTGTTGAGGTCCCACAGGTAGAGACACCGTGTGGAACCGGCTTTGTCAATTTGGAGCGTTGGGGTGCCCTTGGTCTGTACCTGTGCGAGGGCCGGCCCTGCCAATAGGATAGCGAGCAGAGCCGCTGCAAAGCGGGTCATGTTGGTTGGTCCTTGGTTTGAGTAGTGGCGGGAAATCGTCTTTCGACGGGCAGTCGCTCTGTGGCTTTTCAACCGGTTAGCGATAATCCACAGAGGCTCACTGAGGGTGCCGTTTCGGGGGCAGCTCCCTCAGAGATTCTCAAAGCTACTGTTGTGGTAGTCGGTCGGGCACGGCGCTAGGAGCCGTCACCGCCGCCAAGTCCGAACTTCTCAAGGATTCTGCCAAGAGCGTCCCGCTGCTGAAGGGCCCCATTAGGGTCCCGCTGCTTCAGAGCGTAGGCCGCACGGACCTGCTCGTTCGCCGTGTACATCGCCTTGCGTACATTGCGGTCCTTCATGAGGACCTTCTTGGCCTTCTCATGGTAGGGGTTGATGACGGACCCCAGCATATAGAGCTTGGAGCCCTTCACCGAGGATGAGCCATCGGGGGCCTTGAGGTAGGCCTCGGATTGCATCACCTTGGCAACCTGGGACTTCAGCGAGGGAGCACCGGGGAGATGACCGGAGAGTTCCTGAAGGCGGTCATAGGCATTCCTGCCGTCCTCCATAGTGACATCCCGGAGGTCATACCCGGTGCCCGTGGGCGTGATGCCGGCGATAGACTTACCGTCCGCCGTGTCCATCGCGAGCCGTTCCATTTCGAGATCCACGATGCCGTCTGCGGTGGAGGACAGACCCAACTTGGCGTGAATAGGGTCTCCCCATATGTCCCGCCTCGGAGGCAACGCCGATGACAAGCCCGGAATGGTGGCAATCATCTGGTCCATGATGGAGACAGCGTCCCGCATCTCATCGTCCATAAAGGCCGCGTTGGCGTTCCTGAGGAGCGACGAGGCCGGCACGAAGTTGGACGCGATGTTGCCCGCCTGCCTCTCCACCTGCCGCCCCTCGCCGCTCATCAGCATGTCCATGGCCTGGTGGAGGTTCTTCAGATAGGTCTGGTCGGCTAGCCCCTTGGTGAGCGCCAGAGACAGGGCCGCCGCCGTGCGCTCTATGACCCCCTGGTCAACGCCCTCATGCTGCGAGGCTTCCCCGACAGCCGCCGCGATGGTGAAGGGGATGGCGAACGGACCCAGCATGTCCTTCAAGGGCGTGTAGGTCACGCTCCCATCAGCATTCTCCCGGCGATAGGCAAAGGGTTTCCAGCCGGTGGCCATGAGGTTCCTGCGGGTCTCGGAATCTCCGGGTCCCGGGCCGGTGATCATGCCGTTGTAGGCCATGACCCCCGTGAGCAAGCTAAAGGTGAGACCCAGCGAAGCCTGCCCCCGGGCTTGGGCCATGAAGACCTTACGCATTTCCGGAGTGTCGCCCTTCCGCCCTTGGAATGCCTCCCGGAAATCCTTGCTGAGGGCATTGAGCCCCGGTGTGAGGTTGATTCCATACCGCACCAGATTCACGGGGGTCTTCACGAAGGGGACGAAGAGCCGCGCCGGGGGGAACTGCGCGGCGAAGGACTGGAAGGACCTAGCGCCCGCCGCAAGGACACCCGTATCGAGGTCCTGCGAGAGCGTGGCAATCTGTGCCTCCCTCTTCGCGTCCATGTCGGTGGCCCGGCCCGCGTCATCAAAGGCAGCCGTGAGGCGGCCGTTGACGTGCTCGGCAAGCTCCTTACCGGAGAGCCCGAGGTCCGCCGCTTCCAGGTGTGCCTTGGCTCCCACAATGGACCTATAGGTAATCACCTTGGCCGCCTCATCGGCAGCCGCGAGGAAGCGGAGGGACCCGCCCACGGCCATCTTCCCCATGTTCCCGAAGGAGGCCATGGTGTTGTACGAGACGTTCGCCATGCTGTCCCAGGGCTTCCACCGGTAGAGCGCCCGGTTACCCTGGGTGGGTGTCCCGTAGAGGTCCAGATTGTGCATAGCGAGGCGGCTGTCCCCTAGCCGGAAGGCCTCTACTGCGGCATTCCAAGCGTCCGGCAGAGAGCTTGCCATGTAGAGGTATTGTTTCACGGCCTGCTGCCGGATGGACGCTCCGGCTTCGCCCATGCTGTAGGACCCGATGACCCTTTCGGCAGGCCGCACCAAGGCGGTCACCGTGTTGGACACAAGGTTGTTGACCTGGGTCTTCCAGCCCCACAGCAGGTTGCTCGCGTAGTAGTAGCTGGCGAAGTCCTGAATGCGCCTGAGGAAGCTTGGTTGGGTGACCTTGCGGAGATTCCGAACGTCGCCCGCGCTGTCCACCATAAGTTGGACCAACATGTCCGGGTTGACGGTCTTGAGGCTGTCTATCGTGGCTTGATCCGGGGCGAACTCAGCGCGATTCCTGCGGACCACACGGCCACCAGATGCCCGGATGGAATTCGCATGGCCCAAGGCCTGAAGAGCCCGCGCAAGCTGCGCCTGGACCTCCTCCGCAGCCGCCACCGCATTGCCACCCCACTGCCCTAGGCGGCCCTGCTGGATGGCCAGGGAGTTTACATAGGCGTCCTTGAACATCTTGTTGGCGATGAGGTAGCCCATCTCCATATGGGCGAACATGTCGTGAGCAGCTTCGCCGGCCTTGGCGAGTTCGCTCATCATCGCATTGGGGTCCGTATTGAAGATGGCGGCATACTGGCTGATGCGCTCCCGGGCCTTCGCATCGGTGAGCACTGCGCCGCCCTTGAGGTTGTCTAGGATGCCCTCCTTGTTCACCGCTTCCACCGCGTGATTGATGAAGTTCACCACCTCCTCCGGGGTAGCCATCTTGTGGTACGGCAAGCTGTTCGGCGGAGAGGCCATCTTCTCACCGCTCTGCACGGCTCCCAGCCAGTCCTTCCCAGCGCCGTCCGTAGCGTCCCAGTCCTCGCGGATAGCCTTCATGATGCTGCCGGTAAGCGCCGGGTCGAACCCTCCGGGAGCGGCGTGCGGTTGCCCTGCGGTGGCGGCCTGGGTGCTACGGCCCCCACCCTCGCTGCTGCTCACTCGGTCTCCCGAGGCGGCATCGAGGTAACTGCGGGCGGCCATCGTGCGGGCCTTGGGAATGTCCACGGAGACCTCCACTCCGCCCTCATCCGCATAGCCGTGCTCCCGGCCCCCGTTGCGGGCACCCGTGGTTCTGCGCCCGGTGAGGTTGACTACCTCGGGGTGGGCACGCTGGAACTGCTTGAGAAGCTGCGAGGCAACACCGGGACCTAGGGAGCCTCGGGTCTCCCCGGTAGTGCTCCAAATGTCCTCGATCCTCGCGGTGTTCCCTTTGATGGTGGCATGGACGTAACCAGCCGGCTGACCATCCCGCATGATGGAATAGACCACGTCTCCGGGCTCCTTGGCGGGAGGCAATCCGGCTGCCTCACGGTCCGCCACGCCTAGTTCGAAGGTGCCGGCAGGGGGGCTCGCCTCGGGAGCTGCCAGAGTATTGGACTGGACGGTCTCCGGGCTTGCTGCTTGTGCCTCGGTGGTGGGCGCACTAGGGCTCGAACCTTGGGACCCCGCCGCGTTCTCCCCGCCGACCACCTCGCCATTCCTGACAAGGTAATGCTCATCCGGTCCCAACTGTGGGGCGGACGCCTCGGCCTCTATGGTGCTTTGGGTCTTCAGGACCTCATCCGATGCCCTGGTGATGCCCTCCCGGTCACCCGAGGACAACGCCTTGTAGAGCCGCATGCCGCCCATGAGGAGAGCACCAGTAGCCGCCTCTATGCCGAGGTTCTCAAGGGCATTCTTCAGGCGGCCCTGTGCATCCGTGTCCCCGGGCTGGGCCGCGAGGTATCCGGTGATGGGGTTACGGAGTTGGGGGAACTGCTCAATGACGTTCGATAGGCGCTCTTGATGCGGATCGAACATGGTGGTGTTGACAACGGTAGCTTTGGCAGCCTCCACCCCAACCTTCACCGCCTTGGAGCCTTGGGCTAGACCCTCTAGCGCTTCAAGTCCCCTCCCCACCCAAGGAAGGACCTTGAGCCCCTCGGTGAACTTCCCGAGACCCACCATGCCCCCGGTGAACTGCCCGATGCTGGCAATGAAGGGACCACCAATACCAAGGCTCTCAGTGGCTCTCGATAGCTCGGCGTCATGGCCCTTGCGGAAGTCGGACCTCTGGTCTTCCGGGGTGGGACCCGCGAAGAAGTCATAGAGTTGGAAGCCGGACTCGGTGGCACCTCCGCCCAGTGCGCTACCCACATCGGGGAGCTTGCTGACACCATGGGCAATCCCTTGGCCGAACCGTGCAGCCGCATTGCCTATGGTGCCCGCTACGCCTGCCTGCCCGGGTCCCTGCCCATCGGGACCAAAGGGGGTCGGATTGCCCATCCACTCCGGGTAAGGCGCTACGGGACCTGCGGCGGCACCTGAGGAGTAGGACCCCGCTTCGCCTCCTCCCCCATACATCTCGGAGGGAGACAGGGTGGGACCCGAGGAGCCGCCGTACAGACCTCGCATGGGGTCTTGCTGTGGTGCCTGGGGTACGGGTGGACCACCCTGGGGAGTGCCCTGCTGGGCCTCCTCCTGCTGCTGCTCCTCCATGGCTTGCTGCACGAGGGCAAGTTGTAGGGCTTCCTCCTCAGTCATCGCGGGAGAGCTGGGAGTGACCTGGGGTGATGCTGCTGGGGTGCTTGGGGTTGGGGTCTTGGGGTCCGGCATGGGGTGGAACCTCTCGGGGTACCTGGGGTGTGAAGGTGGGACCACGTAGGGAGGCACCTCTAAGTATCCGTAGGGATGCCTTAGAGTGTACTTGACATGCCTCCTCATCATGGGGCATACCTAGGTGGTCACTTGGTGGTGTAGTGATGAGTGGTTCTAGTGATCTAGGGCATGATCATCCTCCGGTAGACACAGTGATGACCTCAAGAGACATGATAAGAAGGCGCGAAGTTGCTGAGAGAAGCACGAGACGTGCGACTCAAAGACTACGAAATGCCTTCCTCAATGCTTGACGCAATGGGGGCTCATAGCGAGCTGGCGATGTGGGATTGAGGAGTGCGGGTCTCTAACTCATCTAAGATGTGCTCCATGTGGGCGACGAAGGGGCACCAGAGGGCCACCCCACGCCTTTATGTGGGTCATAAGGTTTTCGGCTCCTTGCGCGACACTGTCAGGCGGTGGCCCGTGATGGATTGAGACGCATCCCACATAGCTTTCACCGCTACGTCCATTTTGGATTCCGCCACCATCAGGCCGTCATGCATCGGCAGCGCCGTTACCCCGGCATCACTAAGACGCAGCAGGGCGGAAACCAGGATTTGGCTTTCTATGAACATGAACTTCAAGCCGAGCCCTTGTTCGAAAACATCCGCAATTGGGCGATGAGCGTCTAATATTCTGCCTCTGATCCACGCTCCTGTAGCCCCCGGCCCGAAATAATCGACGGCATCAGCCGGCATTCTCGTTAGCCGGGAGGAGCGAAAAAGCATCGCATTGGCGACCTTTTTGACCCCAGTCCGCGCCATGCTGGTTCCCGCTCCCCCAAGGACTTCGCCATAGAGGTCACCAGCGGTGGGCGGCGTGAGGCCCACCTCTATGTAGGCGAGGCGTAGAAACATGCTGTTGAAATCGAGGTCTGTTATCTGTTCCCCATCGATGCGGATAGCCGCCCGTTGGGCGCTGGACAGGTTTTGCCACCACCCGCCGAACAGTCGCCCCCCAAGATCGAAACGTGGCGCCTCCGCTCCCTCGGGCAGCTTGAAATGGCGCCGCAGTTCGCGCTGGACGAAGACCCCCATTCTTTGTTCTCGCGGGGCTTGAAGGTCGATACTCGCGGCAGCAAGGTAGGCGTTAATCCTGCCCATCTCCTCGCGATACCGGAGGGTCTCGGGGGTGTCGTCATATTCGATGGGCTCAATGTCCCGGGTGTCGGCAACATAGTCGCGTGTGGTGCGACTGAGGCGGATTGTTTCTGCCCCCGGCTGCCTCGCGAAGTTTTCGGGTTGAAGCCTGAGGCCGCTCTCCCCGCCTCCAAAAATATCTCCCGCCGAAACCGTACTGGCCACGCCGCGTCTATTGGACTTCTGAAGCGTGAGCAGGCGCTCGACTCCGCCCGTCCCGTGTTGGGAAAGCTGCTCTAGCACTGCCGGCAGATAGCCAAACCCCCGAGCGTCGTACCTGCTGAGTTTCTGCTTTGCAGACCTAAGACTGACAGCCACGGGGGCATTCTCACCCCAACACGCCGCTGCGAAGGCCAGATTCGAGAAAAGAGCGAGAAGGATGCGCTCCAAGTTCTCCTGGTCGCGCTCCTTCCGGCGCCGCTGCCGCTTCTCAAGCCTATGGAAATTAAGGGCAACATTCTCCGCTAAGACTCGCACGAGTGTGTTCTTTTTCCCAGGGAGCGGAACGCAGGTAAGCCACGGGTCGAACATGAATGGCGCCCGCTCGACATGCGCGTCCCCATCCCCACCCTTCAGACCACTCACGTGTTTGTTGCTCTCACCATCCACGGCGGGCCTCCCCGGCAGCAAAGCGGGACCTAGGGAACTTGTGTGGAGGACCCGGAGGCCTGGGACCCACTGCGGCGATCTTCAAGTCCAGCACCGCCTGCACACAATTATCGGGAAGCCACTCACAGGCCTTCTCGACCATCCCGCCAATGTGCCGCAGAGCAAGCCCCGAGGACCTCGGGTAGCGATGGTACCCGTAGTCCGTGTGGTAACCTGAGGCCAGCCGATGGGCTGCCTTGCCCACCTGGGTCCTTAGGTAGACCCGAGGCTCTCCACCGGGGCCCACAGGGTCTTCCGCGATGGCGGCGGCGATGGTGAGATAGATCGCAAGGAGGCGTTCTGGTGCCACCTCAGCAGCCCTAAGCCTCGCTATGGCCGCCTTGGCCTTGTCGGCAGGCTTCATCACCAGGACATCCACTATGCGTTCCACGCTACCGGCCCGCCGATACATGGTGGCCACCGAGACAAGAGCCTCTTGGACCCCCTTGTCCGCCCGGTGGTCCCGAAGATAGCGCTCGGCTGCCTTCTTGTAGGGGAGCAACTCGGAGGCCCTATAGGTGCCCTTCCAGAAGCTTCCGTGGCGGGCGTTCCACTGGATGTGATAGCGACAGTGCGAGGCAGAAAACCCTTTGCCCTGTAGGGCCTGGGTCGGCTTCCCGCAGCCGGGGATAGCGCAGTGAGGAAAGGCGTAGGGGTCCACTCGGGCCGCCTTGGCCTTCACCTTGGCGCGGTCACGTTGCCACTTGGCGGCGCTCTTCTGCTTACTCATCACCAGGGGTCCTTATCCGCAGCACGGTGCCTCAGTGCGTCCGGGTCCTCAGGTTTAGCCCACGGATTTTCATTAAGCGCGAGGTCATCCATGCTCGGCTCCGAGATGCCACGGCGCTTACGGGCGGCAAGGCCACTCAGTTCAAGTAGCCTGCCAGCGTCGGGGCTGCCCTTCTTGGGGCGGACCGCCTCTAGCGTGAGCCTTCGTGCCTTAAGCACCTCCCATAGTTGCCGCCATTCCTCGCGGTTCGCAGCAGGTCTTTTACGGAACCCTTTACTTGCCCAGCCGGCCAGCCGGCCTAGGCGGAAGGCGTCCACGATGTTGTTATAGTCCGCGATGAGGGCAACCCGGCTCCCCTCCGGCATGTCCGCAAGGGAGGCGATGAGGTGAAGGAGATAAGCCCGTTCCAGCGTGCATCCGCCGCTTCGATTGTACGTCGTGGTTGCCGGCTGGCCCTGCACCCCCGCCCACGCCGACTGCCAAGCGATGACAGGGGCCGGAGAGAACCGCTTGTCGAAAGCTTCCCCACTACCTGCGATCCAAAGTGTAACCATCTGGGCTCCTATGGCGGCGGCACGGCATGCGTTCCACTGCACGGCTCCCTACAAATGAATCTTGAAAGGCCTCTTATCAACCCCCTAATTATCGAAAGACATCTAAAATTGGGGAAATATCGGATGCAAGCTCTCCTAACCCTACTCTAATAATGGGGAGTTAGCCGGAGAACGTGAGAAACGAGGGGGGCATACCCGATAAAATCGTTATATTAGTGGGTCATAAAACTGCTACTCCCAATGGCGGTGCCCCCGGTCTTCTCATCAGCTGGCAGTTGCATTTTCCTCGGTGAAAACTACTCAATGCGGAGCCAACCCGAGTTCTTTGAGCACCACCTATGGTTCACTTCTGGAAATCCGCAGTCCTCGCCAGCATTTTACTTTCAGCCACCGCTTTCTGCCGGGCAGAGGCACAGTCCCTCTCCGGCCTCAAGGTGGGAGACGACCTATCGACTACAACGCTATTGAACACCGAGCCGTCCGACATGACTAACCTCGGGCCATTTGCAATAAACAAGTGGACCCTACCGGATGAAAATAGCCTGTCGGTGACGTCCCGAGCGAGCACGGGGAAAATCGTCTACATCGAGTGTGACTGGAACGGCTCGAACGCCGGCAGCTTCAGCGACTTCCCCTCATTCTACTACGGCAGGACAACGCTGGATGAGATAAGGCAGCATCTCCGTAGCAATGGATTTGCGTTTGAAAACCTGAAGGCCGGCACTCCGACAGGAGACGGCGGGATCGCGCTGTTTAACTCCTATGCCTTCGAGGAGAACCCGTCCGTCATTGTCACCTTCGTTACCAAAGTGACGGCCACCGAGATACAGGCTCTCAAGAAGCTACCCTCCCCGGCGTCAAAGCTTGGAAGCACCGCCAAGCTCACCTCGATTATCCTCGCGGACCCGTCCTATGCCGGGACCATATGGGGCAACAACCGGACCTATGATCCGCGCTATGTGGACATTAGGTGGAAGTGAGCGCCGCCAGCAACGCTACACAAAAGAACAGAGAAGGAACATAATATAGGTGAACCTGGGGCTGAATCCACTTGCAACGGCAGCGATTTTCCCCCCTGAAGCCGGACACATGGAACTGGAGTCGCGGACACATGAAACTGGAGCATTTTCAAACCGCGACGTAACCACTGCTGGACATGAGTCCTAGGCCTCGGGCCACCTATCCGGCAATCCTAGACGATGGCCGAGCGTCGCTCCTTTGGTCTTTTGAAAAGCTCCGTCTTTGAGAGAGATCTCATCCAAGCCAAAATGTACTGGTGCCAATTCTAGAGCCGCCCACGGGTTTCTCACCAAGCAGCCTACCCGGCGCGCAAAATTCCAGGGATCCACGTGAGCCACTGAGAGTACCGCGCTCAAGACCCTCTTTCTGGCACCGTTTTTGCCCCACCAAACGCCATCTGACGCCCGTACCTCCTCAGCCCGATGCCGGCCGTTCTCGTCTCGTATGGCAAGTTCGGGGCTCCCAAATAGAGCGTCAAGAACGGTGCTCTCCGTCAGGAAGCGTTCGAACGAGTTCACAGCCACGACCAAGGGGTGATCGAGAACACCATATTTTCTCGCCTTCCAAGCAACCGCTTCACGGATGTCTGACTGCCCCCTCGCGGCACGAAACGGAAAGTGCCTCACCCCAATGGCACCGCCGGGCGCGCCTGGTCTATGGCGGGGCCAGGCTTTCAATTCAATCCGGGCGCCGTGCTCCTCCCAACAGAATGGCGCAACATCAAATGCACCTTCGCCTTTGGGAAGGCCGGCTATCCACCTTTTCAGGTCCTTCATCAGTTCGTTGCCCGAGATGGGGTCGGTAGGCAGGCCACGTGTCGTCACGTCCAAGAAATGGTCGGGTGACTCCACTCTATCGATGCGTGCAAGGGCTGTATCAAGCCTCGCTTGAGCGGCCATCTCGGGCCCAGACTGTCCGGTAGCCAAAACGGCCTCTAGGTAGAAGCGTCCGCCATCGGGCGCCTCAAGAAGGAAGTCCGGCCGACACCTGCTATGTGGAAGCAGTGGTTCGACGGCGATGACTCGGTGGCCTGTCGCCAGTGCGAGCTGGTGAAGAAGTAACTCAAAAAATGCACTCTTGTGGTGCTGATCCCTTGAGGCCCTGAAGCGCTCGATGAGACCAGACCGATGCTCCGCCGGATATTGCTCAAACCAGCTATCCACCAGGGCTCGCACGCGCACTGCTTCAGCGCGGTTAGATCGGTTTAGATACGCGAAAGCTGCTTCATCTGCTGAATGAGGGGCAACGTCATGTCGAACAATATCGTCAAAGACGCTCATCGAACTCACACCTATTCAGCATAGATCCGATCAATCTGGGAATTCACGTAGTCGCTCGCTCCCTCGCTCTCATTGTCGTCGGGCAGCTTGATGCCCTTGCACCTCTTGTAGGCTGCTGCGCTGGCGGCCTCCTGGCGGGCACCGTGGTGCTTCTGGACGAGCACCTCTCCCAACATGCAGGAGACCCACCGATCGGTGGCGCTCTTTCCTGCCTGGGCATAGCTAACCAGCGCGGCCGAAAACGCTACGCCCCAGAAGATACTCCGCACATTCGACAACCGCATTTGCATCCTTGCCCTTCAGCGTTTTGCTTTGAAGGGGGTCAATTGCACCGCCTTCTTGAAACCCGCAGCCTCATCCACCAGCCATGGTAGATTGACCATGGTGGGATTGGGATCCACGAAGCCGGTGAATACTCCACCGACTCCGTCAGGCCCGAAGCTGGTCCGACCTACAACAACCAAGGCGTCGGGATCCTGCTTCTGCAGCACCTCAATCAACTGCCTAACAGTGATCGGCTCATCAAAAACCGGCATGTTTCTTCCTCCGACCACGGGCAGGCACACGAGATTTATCACGCCATACCACCCCCGCAAATAATCAGCTCGCTCACCTGGCGCGCCTTCCCGGCGCCAGCCATCGTGTACGAGAGATCCTCCTCCTGGATCGAGGCCCAGGCGTAGAGATCACGCACCTCTTGGCAGTCGTTCAAAGACAGTATGAAGCGGCCTTGAAGGCTCTTCAACATCGCCGCGAGCCGCTCGTGATCGGCGGGTTCGAACATCCCTCGACCATAGTAATGCTCCGTCCCCCAATAGGGCGGATCCACATAAAATAATGTGTGTGGGCGGTCCCACCGGGCAATGAACTTCTCCCAGGGCAGGCAATCGACCACGACGCCGGCGAGTCGATCGTGAACAGCTTCCAGCATCGAGCCCAGCTTGGTGATGTCGAACCTGGCAGGCCCGTTCGTATCGATGCCGAAAGTGCGGCCGACCACCTTCCCGCCGAAGGAAAGCCGCTGCAGATAGAGGAAGCGCGCCGCACGTTCGAGATCGGTGAGCGTTTCGGGATCCGTGGCCACCAGGCGCTCGAAGTCAGCCCGGCTCGTGATCTGCCATTTCAAGGTGTCCATGAAGGCCTGATAGTGGCGCTGCAAGATCCGGAAGAGCCCGGCGACATCCTTGCTCATATCGTTGATCGCCTCGGCCTTGGGCGCGGAGGTGCGGCGTAGAAAGACGCCGCCCATCCCAACGAAGGGTTCGGCATAGAGGCCATGCGGCACCGTCTCGATCGCTGCGATGATGCGACGGGCCAACTGGCGCTTGCCGCCGACATAGCCGGCGACAGGCTGAGTGGGGTTCACGGTCCTATAACCATGATCGGATGAATGCATAGAAGAAGGCCTGAAAATCGCCTACCTCGGCCGCGCTCGTCGTGAGCAAAGCGGCGGGGTGACGGTGAAGCCATTCGATCGTCCTGCGGTCATGACGCCAATCTAGACCCGCAGCCGGCGCGAGCCGGACTCCGTCACTCTTCGTCGCCGCCGAACTCATCCCTCGGCGCTTCGAGACGATATTCCATCGGCCTCACGGGCCGGGGATCGCTGCAGCGCTTCATGTAGTCTCGCGCGATTTCTTCGGAGACCGGTGAGAGCGCGTAGACGGAAGAGCAGCCATAGAACTCTGTGACGTCGCCGCCATTGGCCGGGATATCGATGCGCAGCAGTTTGCCGCCGAACATCTCGACCTCCTGGACGAAACCCACGCGCGTGCGATGGCCCATCAATTCGAGCTTGGCCCAGCTGCTGAATGCAGGTGTTGTCTCTGTCACGGGATCCTCCTCAGGCTTCCATGCCCAGCGCCTGGAGATACAGCTCCAGGATCGAGTCTTCCTCGGCCCGCTCCGCCGCTGGTTTTTTGCGCAGCGACACGATCTTGCGCAGGATCGCTGCGTCGAACCCGTTGGCCTTTGCCTCGCCGTAGACCTCCTTGATGTCATCGGCGATGGCTTTCCTGTCTTCTTCCAGGCGCTCGATCCGCTCGATGATGGACTTGAGCTGGTCGGCCGCCACGCTGGTCGCGTCGGTCATGGATGTGCTCCTGATCTAGAGGCTGAGAAAAAGGACGGCGGCGCCGATGACGGCCCCGAACATCAGTTCTGACGGCGCAATGCCGCCTGGATGGCGAAGGCGGTGGCCCAGCTCGTAGACGGCGGTCTGCAGCGGACCGAGCAAGATCAACCAGGGGGAGATCGCGATCAGTGGCAGCAACAGCGCGGTGTTCCGGATCGTGAAGCAGGCATAGTCGTTCCGCGCGGCACCTGTTTCGGCGTCAATGATCTGCCCCAATGGGATGCGGTCGGCGTAGCGTTCCAAGATCGCCGCCCACCAGCCGGGTTTCCCGCTGATCGAACGGGACTCGCGATTGAGGCTGTACCAGCGGCCCCACTCGGGGATGCCCCAGAGCAGGTAGCAGCCGGCGAGCACCAGGGCATGAATCCAGCCGATCAGCGGGCCGGCGAGGCCCCCGAGAAGCGGAGCGGCATAGAAGATGGGCCGGCCGGGCAGCTTGCCGATCTCGGCCGACAGGCCCAGCCAGGCGCCGCCGCCGCGCATGTGGTTGAGCGCCGCGCAGAGCGGAACGATGAGGTACTGCAGGACCAGGACAGGGATAAGCATCACGCGCTCTCCATGATCGAGGCGAAAGCGGCATCGACGTCCGCTTGAGTTGTGATGGTGCCGGCTGCAATGGCGAGGGCGATTGTCCCCTCGGCCGCGAAACACTTCTGCACATGGTCGCCCACTGCGAGCGCCAGTTGCTTGAGCGTATCGGCGTCCATGGACACGAAACCAATCGCCGTCTTGAAGGAAACCGTGGCGATCCCGCTGTTCAGCACATAGTTCCAGGCACCGGTGATGAGGCCCTGACTGTCGCGGTCGGTGGCGATCGGCGCGCCATTGGGCAGCGTGATGCCGCCCGTCTCGATGGCAAAGCGGCGATCGGCGGCATAGGCGAGCAGCTCCGGAGCTGAGATGGGCACCTGGCTGGGCGGCGTGCAGGCCGACCCATTCCAGTGGTCGCCGATCGCGCCATTGGCTTCCACGAGAATGCAGCCCGCCGGCGGCGCCCAATCCGAGCTTTCCGGCGGCTCAATTACATTGACGACGTAGCCGTCCCGCACGAGCAAATGCATGGTCATGCCCCCTTGATTGTGATCCACAACTCGCCGCGGCCGCCCGCCGTCGGCACGCCCGAGCCATAATGGCCAGCGCCGCCCCCTCCACGTGCCGCACCCGCTGTCGGCGACGCGCCAGCCGTTCCCCCGGCGCCGCCGAATGTGGAAGTTCCTGCAACGCCCCCCGTGCTGGTGTTCACGCCGGCGCCGCCGCCGCCGCCCCAGACTGAATTGCCGCCGTTGTTATTGAAGTTGTTGCCGCCGCCACCGCCACCGCCGCCGCCCCGTTCGGAGTTTCTGCCTGAAAGGCTTGTGGTCGCGCCGGCACCGCCATCCGTGGCGTAGCGCCCGGATCCCCCACCTGCACCGCCAGCCGCGCCGGAATTGAGCGCTCCTGAATTGCCGGTGCTGCCCCCTTTGGCTGTCAGGTAGTCGCCGAAGGTCGTGTCGCCGCCGGGGTTTCCTGGATCTCCGCCAGCCCCGATGACAATGGGCACAGAGGCCGGAAGATCGCCCAGGCGGATGATAAGAGGATCCGAGCAGCCACCACCACCGCCGCCACCACCCCAGGTCGCGCCAACGCCACCGCCGCCACCGCCGCCGCCCCAACCAACGATGGTCGCTTCGGCATCGGGGCTGGCACCATTGGCTGTCGGGTTCGTCCAGGTGGCCGATGCCGTGTAGACCGTGCGCGCGACGTTTTGAGCACCGCCAGTAGTCACGACGATGTAGTTGTATGTGTCGGAAAGGACCAAGAACCGCTCGCCAGGGCGCAACTGATAGGTCGTTCCGCTGCCATTGGGCCAATAGAACGTACCGGCTCCATTGATGCCCAGCGTCTGCGACACGCTGGTGTTGTTCCACACGTAGAAGATCCCGCGCAGGCCCGCAGGTGAAGGCAGCTGGGCCGCGATCGAGGCGGAGCCGGTGAACTGGAGGAAAGTGCCCCGATCGCTCGGCTTCAGCGTCGTGTTGGCGTTGATGGCGAGGGTGCGCGGAGCATTGCCGCTGTTGGTCTCCATGTCGCCGAGGATGTAGAAATCCGAATCGGCGGCCATGACGACGACACTCGATTTGCCCCGCATCACGAACTCGCCGGTCGAACTGATCGTGCCGTCAGCCGTGTACAGGAAGTTGTTGGCCGCCACTTTCACGCGCAGATCCGCATCCGTGGCTTTGACGATCGAGAATTCCAGGGGCTGCTTCGCGGTGGAGTTGTCGGGCATCGTCAACGTCGCCGGCGACGCGCCGTCAAAGCGCACGATCGTGCCGCTGTCGGCGATGGCCAGCGCCTTGTCCGCCGATATCTTCATGATCTTGGGGCCGGAGACCAGGGCCCGGCCGTCCGCCCGCTGGTAGTGGTAGACCCGCCACTTGCCGGCCCGATCGCTGAGGGCAAGCGCCGTGTCGCCCGCCTGCGTGACGATGTCCGCACTACCCGGAAGCAGGAGATTGGCACTGTTCTTGAGCGTCAGGCTGCCGGCGAACTGGATGAACCTGACCAGATTTGCGCCAAAGCCGAATGACGAAATCTGGGTGGTGCCCTGGATGGCAACGCTCGCTGACGTGACGGCGGTGCTGCCCAGATCGGTTGTCGCAGAGGACGCGATGTTGATCGAGGGCTCCACACCTCGCAACGCGACCTGGAAACTATGCTTGGTCGGGTCGATATCGCCAATTTTGATCCACTGGCTGCCGTCATAGAACCACCAGCCCCAGGGGGTGGCATCGTTCTTCACGAAGAATGTGCCGGACTCCGCATAGGCCGGCGCAGTCGCACCGAAATGCGAGTTGAGCAGCGCCTTGATGCTGGAATTGATGGCCTGCGCCATCGCGGTCGGCTGTTTCGGTCCGGCCTCTGGAATTGTGATGCTTTCGGGCTGGCTCATGACGCCTTTCCATATCCTTTGGCGATGTAGTCGATGGTCCGCGCCACGGGATTGCCCGCCGCGTTCTTGATGACCACGTCAAAGCCGCTCTCGGCCTTATTGGAGATTTCGAGATAGTCGCCGGTGGCCATGCCCTGGCCCGTCACGGCAATGCCCTTGAGCACCCGGTACGGCGGCGTGAAGTTGACCCTCAGGCCGGATGTCAGCACGGGCACGTCACGCCCGACTTCATCGCGATCGGGCATGTCGACGCTGATGTGGGCAAGGGACACGGCTGCGGTGATGCCCTCGACTTCCGTGCTGAGGCCGAGCGCGAACTGGGCCGCACGGAACGTGTAATCGCCGATGACGAAGGGCGTCCAAGGCCCCCAGGTCCCGGCGCTGGGATCATCGTTGGTCGCTCGATAGTAGAAGAGCACCCGCCAGTCGTCGGTGGTGACGCCGAAGAAGTCGGGCGGGCCGAAGAAGTCGGTTGAAGCGAAGAAGTCGCTGTCGAGGTTGATGCCGGCCGCCACAACCTCGCCGGAGACGCGGCTCGTGTAGACGGCGCCCAGATCCAGGGTTTGCGGCAGCTCATACCGTCCCTCGATGCCGGGCGTGGCCACGGCCAGGCGCAGCACGCCATTGTCCTCGACCACGTCCGTCATCGTCCCGGTGAAGGGCGACATGTCGAAGATTTCTTCCACCACGTTCAGTGCGGTGATGGCAGCCCCTTCCGCGACGATCAGAGCCGCATTGGCGCTGTAGATGCCGTTATAGGTCACCCATTTGATGAGGTAGGAGCCCGATGCATAGGGCACGGTTGCCGACAGACCATTCGTGCGCTGGACGAGAACGGTGGCCGCTGCCCAGTTCGCATCGACAAGGGCCGGAGAATAGCGGATCTCGGCGTAGGCGACGGGAGACTGCGACGGTGCCCAGGAGAAGGTGGCACTGGTATCGAGGACATTGACGGCGAAGTCGGCGACATCCGGCGGCGGCTGCGAGGCCCCCATGACGTTCTGCGTCAGGCTCGACCACTGCGACGTGCTGCCATCCCGAAAGATCGCCCGCACCTCAAAAATCCAAGTTCCGGAATCAAGGTTCTGCCAGGTGATCGACCTGGTCGACCCGTCGACGCTGGCGGTAAGCGTGTTTGCCAGATCCCCAGGCGGCGTGCCGATGATCTCGAAACTGACGGCGGCATTGCCAGGGTTTGTCTGCCACATGAGCGTGGCGGTCGGGGCATAATTTTGGCTGGCGTCGGCATAGCCCTCGATCAAGGACAGGTTGAGCGGCTGCAGGGTCGCGGGGTCGGGCGGATCCGTAATCTGGCTGTCGAAAGGCGGGATCTCGCCCTGGTCGGCCTGCAGGATGGCGGGCGCGTCATCCACAAAGTCGATCTCGGCCGTCATGTCGTCGCCGGCGCGGATCTCGAAGACGCGCAGCACCACGGTTTCGGTGCCGGCCTCGCCGAACATGGCGAGATCGCCGACCGCCGGCATGCCGCCGGTGCCGGAAAGGGCAAGCGTATAGGTCGGCCCGATCGCGGGCGCCACGGTGCGGTAGAGCGAGCCGCCATCGGAGGTGCGGAAACGGACGGCATAGTTCTTGCCGGCTTCCAGGAGCATCTCCTCGTCCAGGGTGACAAGATTTGCCTCGACCGCCTTCACGCGCCCTGCACTGATGCCGAACATCGGCGCGTCATAGGAGACGCGGACACGGTCGCCTCTGGTGTTGATGAAGCTCTCGATGTCGACATTGAGGGTGTAGGTTTCCGGCCGCAGCTCCAGCTGGGCCAGGTGATAGCGCCCCATGCGCCAGCCGAGTATGTGATCGGTGATGCCGACCAGCGGAAACTGCTCGAACAGCGTGGCGTTCGTCTTGTCGTAGCCGTCGCGGAACACCAGGATCTCGTCATCCTGCCAGCGCCGGCCCTCGTTCTTGAACTGTACGCGCAGACCATGCGGAAGCCGGCGATAGTCGCGCTTGCCCTGGAATCCCGACGAATTTCGCGGCGTGTAATGCTGCGTGATCGGCGCGTCCGGATCGTCCCACACCACGCTCCAGAGACCATCCCGAAATACCACGGCAGCACGGCCGGCCGAGGCGATCGATTTGGCGGTCTCATAGACGCTCTTGCCGGACTGATCGAAGGGCGCGTTGAACTTCCAGCCCTGGGCCACATTGTAGGCGTGCCAGGCCTGGAAGGTCGGCCAATCGATACGCGAATTTGCCAGAGGCCGGGCATTGGCATTGCACTGCAGGACGTAGGGCAAGAGGTCAGCCGGGTTTTGGCTCGGCGTGTCTGGCGCCCAGCTCGCCCCATCCCATGCCTTCACGCGGCTGGTGACGACGCCGTTGAAGTTGTCGACCACGCCATTGAGCTGAGCGGTTGCCCGGATTTTCAGGGCCGTCCAGGCGACGGGGAACGGAAACTGTAGCGGCGCGCCTGGTCGGTAGGAGCGAAGCGCCGTCCAACTCGACGACGTGTGGACTTTCACGGCGCCATTGTCGTCTGGCGTGAGCCGCTGAATCCGGATGTCATATTGTCCGAGCGGAACGGTCTGGCGAACGGTCTTGCGCACCGGGTCGCTCGTACGACCGGAGACGACCAGGTTCGGCAACGAGATCCAGTTCTCGGCATAGGCCTCGGAATACTGGATCTGGACGGCGAAGGAGGCGGCCTGGACCTTGCCCTTGCTGTTGTCCGATCGGTTGAGGCCCGCCGGCGCGACGATGTCGATCGCCCACTCGGTGATATCCTCCGAGGTGGTGCGAACAATCCAGCCGTCGATCTTCTTCACGTCGATCGAGAAGTCTTGCTGGATGACTTCGCCGGGATAGATCGTCGGCTGGCCGTCTCCCGGATAGCCATAGCCGTGCTCGATCTCAACGCCCTTGTATCCCGCCAATGGCGTGTCGGCGATCTTCAGGTCGGTGATATCGAGCGGGCCATAGCCCCAGACATAGAGCAGGCGCAGCACCTGGTCGTTGCCTTCGAACTCGGTATAGGCCGAGGCCCCATAGCGCGGAAAGACGCGCATCCGGCCGAGGATGACGGGAACGGGCTCGTATTTGGCGGCGAGGTTCTGGTTGCCGGAGATCGAATAGACTTGGCCGCCCTTTTCGTCCTTGAGGGAGACAGGGAACAGGGCGTTGATCAGCAGGCTGGCGCCGATCGTTATGGCGGCGGTGATCAAGCTGGCGCCAAGCGTGCCGAAGATCGGGGCAAGGTAGGGAGCGATAAAGGCGGTGATCACCGCCACGACCAGCATCAGCAGCGATTTGAGGAGGTTGCCGCCGCCGGCGGCGCGCGCCCGCAGCACCACGATCTTGCCGGGTTTGATCCGCACCCGGCTGTGCCATTGGGCCGGTACCGGTTCGCCCTCGATCGAGACATGCCAGCTCGCCCGGATCCGGCTCGCCTTCTCGATCGAGGTTTCGACCAGGCGCAGGATCTCCGTCACGCTGGTGCCGGCAGGCAACTGCAGGATGTGCCTTTCCTGGCGGAGCGGGTTTGGCGCGACGATGACGGTGACGCTGTCCTCGGCGCTGAGGATCTCGCCTTCGAGCGGCTGCGCCGGCAGGATGACAGGCAGTGTCATTGCCGGTCCTCATGACGGTAGAGCCCTTCCAAGCGAATGAAGTTGCGGCCGGTCCGATAGGGCTCCACCGTCGACGTCTGGTAGAGCGGCATATGGATCATCAGGCCCGAGCCGACCACGATCCCGATATGCCAGGGCCGCTCGCGCAGCAGCACAAGGTCGAACGTGCGCGCCTTTTCCTGGGTGACGGGCGACCAGGGCGCCCGCTCGCCCTTTATCAGGGCATTGAGGGCCGTTCGATCGGCCGTTGAAGTGTACTCTTCGACATAGGAGGGAAGCTCGATCCCCAGCTGCTCGCGATAGATGAGCTGCGCCAGCCCCCAGCAATCATAGCCGCGCTCATCCCGGCCCCGATCGCGGAAAGGCAATCCCACATAGCGGTCAAACAGGTTCGCCATCAGAACATTCCAGGGAAATAGGAGGGCGTGAAGCTGCCGGCCGGGAACGGTTCGGAGGCCATGCTGTCGATCGCCAGCGATATCGTGGCGCTGTCGCCGCCATAGCTGGCGCTGACCAGGTCGAAGTCCGGAAACACGGCTTCGACATCGTCGGGATACTGCGCCAGGATGATCTCAAGGGTGACCGAGGGGGGCTCTATCGCCGAGCGCAGGAGCGGTACCGCCTCGCGGCCGACCACTGACAAGGTGATGTCGATCGTCGGCGGCGCATCGTCCTGGTCGGCTGGCAAAGTCACCTGGAACGGCACGAAGTTGTATTGCGTGCCGCGCGAAACCGTCCCGTAGAGCAAGGGCTCCGTGGAAATGCGTTCGGTCGGGTCAGAAGAAAAGTGGAGCGGCGTGGTGAGGTCCGGATGCGTGATAGTGATCAGCATCGCCGGTACCTCTTCCATGTTCTCCCGATAGAGGGCGGCGCGGAAGCGAGCGGAGAGCGTCCTCATGGCAGCACATCGACCTGGAAGGCCGCCGTCCACAAAGCCCCGGCGATGTTTTGATATTGCGGCATGCCGTCTTTGGAAAAGCGCACCAGCAATGGTGCCGCGCCGCCCAGCGGATCGGCGATCTGGAAAGGCAGAGATCCACCGACCAGGTCGTTGCGGATGAAGTCGCGCATGGTCTGGAGCTGGTCGAGGGTGACCGTCATCTGCCCCTTCATGATGTCGACGGCGGCGGTGGTACGCCGGCGGACCTTGCCCGGGCCGGTATCCGTGTCGGACATCAGCCGGCCGTCGCCCTCGGCGTAGGCAAAGCCCTGGCGATTGAAGAGCTGGGGGAGCGTTGCAGGCCATGACGGGATCATCGGCGGGTCACCTGGCGTGTGAGACCGAACTGGGCCTGCATGGCACGGCTCGTGTCGCTTCCGGGCTTCTTGACCTGGTCGGCCGTCTTCTTGCCGATATAGACATCGAGCTGGCGCCGGCCCTTGGCGTCGGTGCTGGACTTCTGTTCGATCTCAACGCCGGCCTGGTTGTAGAGATTCATCGTGATGCCCGGCTGCTGGCCGCTCACGGCGTTGTCGTTCAAGTGCCGCCACGCGCCGGCGCTGGCCGGGCTGCCCGAAGCAACGGCCCCGCCATCCGCGAAAGCAGGCAACCGGTTCGTATTGATCGCCTGCAGGAGCGGCAGGTTTCGACGGGTTGCCGCAGCGTTGACGATGAATTCGCCATTGCTGACGCGCGCCAGGATGGAGTCGGAACGGCTGGTACCAGGCCCCGAGATCCTGCCGGTGCCGATCGGCTCGGACGTGCCATCGGCGTGTGCGCCGATACCCATGCCACTGAACAGGCTGCTGAGGAGCGATTGCAGGGCGCCCACCAGGCCGCCGCCGCCCTGGCCGATTGCTGACCCGGCCTGGTTGGCATTCGTCGCGACCATGGCGAGCGGCGAAGGCAAGCCGCTCATGCCGGAAATCACATTGCTCAGGCTGGGCGTGGCACTTTGTGCGGCAGTGCCCAGCTGGCTGAGACTGCTCTGCAGCTGCTGGAGACCGGGCAGTTGGCCCTGGCCGCTACCCATGCCGATCGACGTCGCATCCGGGAACAAGGCGCGCTGGGCGGGCGTCAAGCCGTTGGCCCAAGATCCACCGCCCATCCCAACACGGCGCCCGCCCAGGTCAAAATGCATGAGATCGGCAGCGCCGTACTTGCCTTTGCCACCCGAGAAATACCCGCCCCAGCGGAACTGATCCGACAGCTCGGGATAGCGCTCCATCTGCACTTGGCGGGCGACTTGAGCGAACGACTCGTATTGCCGGAAGGCCGCGCCATTCTGATAGTTCGGCAGCGCCCTCCCAGTCGCCGGGTCGATGATGCTGACGTCCGTGGCCAGGCCCTGGCCATGAAACCGCGGATCGCCGGGCCGCAGGCCGGAGATAGCCTGCACCTGCAACCCGGAGCGTTCGGCGGCCGTGCGCAGAATGTCGGTGAGCTGGGCGTTCACGCCGCTGCGGTAATTGCCGACCGTCGAGAACGTCCCGCCGCCCGGCGTGAGCCCAGCGAGAGCCGCCACTGCGCTGCCAACCGATGGCAAGGGCGAAGATGTAATGGACGCGGTCGGACCGAGGCCCTTGAGCGGCGCGAGCCCCGCACCTGCGACATTGGAGTTTGCGGCGGCAGTGGGAAGCGCGCCGCCCAGAAGGCGGGTGATGTCGCCGCCGAAGCCGCCATTGACGTTGACGATGCCGGCCGTGATGTCCGCTGTCGACAAGCCCACCTGTTTGCCAAACAGGCCTCCCAGGAAGTCGCCGAACAGGCCGCCACCTATCTGGCCGTTCTTGCCGAGAAGGCTGTCCACGATGTTGTTCGTGGCGTTGCTGATGAGCTGATCACCGATCTTGCCAGCGGCATTCGCCAGGGCATCGGCCGCCGACGTTCCGTGCATGAGATCGGAGAACAGGCCGCCCAAGACATTGCGGCTCGTGTCGCGCACCTGGTCGAGGGAGGCAATGACCTGGTTCTGCTTCTGAGTGAGATCATGGGAGGCTTGCGCCACCTTGCCCGCCGAGGCCGCATAGGCGTCGATCGCCGCGCGCAGGCCGTCGGTGATCGGGACGCCGGCGGCGTTGTAGCGGTTGATCATCTCCTGGGCCGCCGCCAGCTTGGCCGCTTCGCCGGCACTCTTTCCGAAGGCTTCTTGCTGGAGTTTCAGGGCGGCTACCTGCTCTTGCAGGCTCCGGTTCGCGTCGCGCAGCGGGCCGCCGATCGCTGTTTGCTGGGCGGTGGAGATCTCCGCTGACCGCGCATTCTGGATATTGGCGAGCGTGTCGGGGCTGGCGCCCTGGTTTTCCGTCAGGAGGTCCCGATACTTCTGGTCGATCGAAGCGAGCTGGCGCTGGTAGTCGGATAGGCCGGTCAGGGCCGCATTGTCGTTGGCTGCCTTCAGCTTGTCGACGGAATCGCGATTGGCCTGCGCCATGACGGCGGCAGCTGCCGCCTCGGCCCGGCGCTGCTGTTCGGCAACCGAGACGCTCTGGCCGGCCAGCGCCAGGCGTTCGCGCTGGGATGCGATGTTGGCCTTCTCGGCAACAGTACGCGCGTTGATGGCGGCTATGGTGAGCTGCTCGCTGGCGCGGGCCTTTTCGTCGGCCGACATGTAGCTCTGCAGGGCGCCAGTGACCGCATCGATGGCTTGGCGCGTCTGCTCGCCCGACACGCCCATGCGTCCCATGATATCGGGCGAGGCTGCCGCATTGCTCATGCTCGCGAGCATGTCCCGCAACGTCTGGAGCTTCTGGATATCAGGCTGAACGGACCGGACATACTCGCCCGCCTGGGAGGCAGCTGCCTTGTCCTCGGCCGTTTTCCTGTTCGCGGCGGCTGTGGCTCGGGCCTGGTCGACCAACGTCTGGAGACGATTGACCTCCACCAAGGCGTCCTGGACCTGCTTTTGCAGGCCGCTGTCGAGCTGCCCCAGGATGCCGGCGAGTGGACTGTTCGGATCGGTACCCTGGCGCGAATCCGAAAGCTGCTTTTCCAGCTCGATGTATTTCATCTGAGCATCGCCGAGCTGCTCTTCCAGAGTGCCGCCGGTGACGGTGCGGTTGACCTTGTTGCCAAGATCGTCCCAGGCATTGCTGAGATTCGTGACGATGCGCGCCCAGATGCCGGTCTGCTCGGCGGCCTGCTGGACGCCGTCCCGAATTCCTTCGAGCAAGGCCCGCTGTGCGCCTGCGACGTCGCCCATGGCCTGCAGCGATCGGACGGCCTGCTTCGTCTTGTCATCGAGCGGGCCGAGAGCCTTTTCAAGATCCTCGGCGCCCTTGGTGGGATCGGCGAAGGCTTGCGCCAGGCGCTGACCTGCCGCTTCGAGATCGCCCCCCATCAGCGATGCCAGCCCTGGCGCGAGACCGGTTATGCTGCTGATCATGCCGCCGGAGATCCTGCCAGTTCCAGCAAGCCCGGCCGCAATATCCCGCGCGGAGCTGCGCGAGAAACCAGGGATGGTTGCCTCGTCTGCGACGGCGTTGATCTGGCTGAGCCTGGCGCCCGAACCGCGTCCGACGCCGCGAGAGATCAGGTCATTGATCTGCTTTTGCTGGCCGGCGAAGGTGGTGCCGGCGAGAACGAGCGCCGCAGTCAAGCCGCCCAATCCTGCTACTGCCAACACGGTCGGGCTCACCAGGCCGGCCACCGTCGACCCTAGAGATTTCAGCACCTGGAGAGGGCTGGCCGTTCCCATGGTGAAGGCCTGCGCAACTTCGGACCCTTGCTGTACCAGCACCTGCATCGGGGATGCGCCGGCCGACAGGGAGCTGAGGGTGTTCTGGGCAGCACTGCCGAACATCATCATCTGAAGTCGGCTGACGCCGGCGGCCTCCCCCTGGCTGGTGGGCACCGGACGATTGTTGTTCGCCGGCGTTGGGCGGACGGGAGGTTGCGGAGAAGCCGGGGGCGTTGCCGGCGCCGGCGCCGGCGAGGCTGCCGCATTCTGCGCCGCGTTGGCGACATTGTTGACGCTCTGCTCGGCCTTCTTGGCGGAAGCGTCGATCCTGTCCATGGCGGCGTCGCCGGCGGCGCCGAGGTTGACCAGTTCCTTCGCGTCTACCGCGACCTTGACGCCGAGCTGCAAAGTCATGTCATCGCCTCGTTCAAGATCGGCACTGCCGCCGCTTCCATCTCCTGCAGGTCCGCAAACAGGGTCGCCGGATCCGCTTCCTTTGGCGCCAGGTGCCGCAACACGATGTCGGCGGCCTGGTAGTCGAGCCCCAGGTGAAAGAGGCCGTGGGGGACAACGACGACGCGGAACTGTGTGCCGAGGCGCTGGAAGAGCTGGAACACCTGCCAGTTCACATCCCAGATCTCGAACGAGCCATCAGCCACCGCTTGGTCAGGCAGGCCGACGACGTCGCCCAAGGCCTTGAATTGCTCGATCGTTTCGGCGTCCAGTTTGCCGGCCTGGCGCGGATCGGCTCGGCCGGTCCACCGATAGGCGAGCGCCTCGGCCGCCTCCTTCAGTTTCCCAGGCGTGCCGCCTGCCCAGAGATCGCGGCGGTGTAGGCGTCCAGAATGCCCTGACGCACCCAGGGATAGAGCAGCGCGTCGGTCAGGGCCTCCTTGGAGAAGGCAACGGCGTTCTTGTCGCTGTCGACGACATCGCCCCAGTCGAGGGCAACCTCGGTGATGAAACCGATCGCCTGATCCACGGCGGGCAGTTCGGCCAGGATGGTGTTGACCTCATCGCCCCTATCCTTGGGCAGGGCCTTGAACCGCATCTTGAAGGTCTCCTCCCGGATCGCTCCTGCCTTGTCCGGATCCGGTTGGCGAACTTTCACCGGCCACCAGAAAGTGTGCTCCTTCGTCACCACGAACATGGAATCCTCCATCCTTGAGGCGCCTTCGACGCCCCTTCAAAGTTGTCTCGAGAGAAAGCTTCGAGGGCGGCCGGCGCCGCTCCTCGAGGAGATCAGCGAACCGTGATCACCAGTTCGTCGTCGGCGACGTCCGGCGTCAGGGTCAGTGGCAGCGAATAGGTCAGCACGCCCTGGCTGTTGCCTTGCGCTGGAGAGCCGATCTGAACCTTCGGTGCCTCGAACTCGACGATGTTGCCGGCAACGGTGCCGTGCTGAACGTGAAGCGGCCCCTTCACGTTGTTCTTGGCGATGTCGAACCAATTCTTGGTCGCCAGCGACCGGGCTTCGAGGACTGCCGTGCCCGAGATCTTGCGGTCCGTGACTTCGACGCTCTCTGCGCCGATCAGGAAGCGGCCTTCCACCTGGCCGCCGAAATCGAGCGCCAGGCTCTCCGCCGGCACGTCTGCTGCGGTGGTGCCATGCAGCGAGAAGATCGGCGTGTTCAGCTTGGAAGGAACGACGGGGCTCTGCCACTTGCTGACGTCGATCACCGGGCGCGCCAGATCCGCCACCGGACCCAACAGCCCCGTCATCGTGAATTTGAACTTCGGGATCTTCTTGATCGCCAGATCCACGGTGAAGGTGCCGCGCGCCCCCACCATGATGTGGTTGACGCCATCCATGTTGGCATAGAGGCAGACGCTTTCCGGCTGATCGGTCACCGGCTGGTACTTGACGGACGTGGTGGCGACGACGGTTTCCGTCATCGAGCAGGCACGCAAGAGCACGCCATAAGCCGGGATGTCTCCGGCAGCGCCGGCGCCGGCGATCTCCACTTCGAATTCGAGCTTGGTGCTGACGCCCGCCAGCACGAAACCCTGGTCTCCGAAGAACGGGAGGATCACATCACGCGAGACCTTCTCGCCATCGAGTGGCGTCTGCGTGACATTGGAGAGCATCAGGGCGTTGAGCGCGCCGGTCGGGGTTGGATCGGTGCCATAAACCGTCTCCAGCTTAGCGAGGACGGCGAGCTTGCGGTAAAAGCGAGTGTTCGTTGCCATGGATCAGCCTTTCTTGCCGGCCTTGGAGGCGACGGTTTCGGGATCGGTGGAAGGTTCGGACACGGGCGGCGCGGGCTCGGCCGGCGCCGGCGCATCTGTCTGGGGCTCGGCGCGGGTGACGACGCCGGTTTTCGGGTCCTCGTAGTAGCGGCCGCCGGTGCGGTTCATGGCTTGCTCTCCAGGTAGTAAGGGGCAGAAAAGGTCAGCTCCCACCAGACGTAGCCATTGCGGGCGCGCACGAGCTGGCCGCCGGCATACTCGACCGTGTCGGCCGCGCTGGCCGGCTGGGTGCCGGCGATCGCGCTGATCGCCTTCAGCTTGATCGCCTCGATGTCGGCCATGGCGGCGCCGCCGGCGTTGTCGGAAACGTTCTGCATGACGATGACAACGCCGATATCGGCCTCGACGCGCTGCAGCAGCCCAGTGAGGCGCCTGTTCTCGCCGCCGGCCTCCTCCTTGATGAAGACATAGCCGGCGGGTGTTGCGGCCGGCGCGTCCTGGAGAGACGCCAGTTCGGCGATGCCCTCGACGAGCGAGAAGACCGGCGGATCAAGAGCCAGGAGCTGCTCGATGAATTCGTCAACGATCATGGCGTGCCCTCAAAGCCCGCCTTCCCTTTGAGGAAGTCCGTGATGGTGCCGAGGATCTCCAGCTCGTCATCCTTGTCGACGCCGAGATAGGGCCTGGCCGGAATGTGGATGGTGTGCTCGGGCACCGTGAAATCGCGGGTGTGCTTGGACTTGGCGCGGGTGCTGGCCTTGGCAAAGCGCAGCTTCGAGCCGACGCGCTTCCCGTCCTTCGTCCTGCCGGCGCCCTCCTTGGCATAGATGAAGGTGGCGCTACCTTCGCGCTCCGGCTTCACGACATCGCCGCCCAGCTGGTGGATGCCGGCATAAACCACATTGGTGCCGACAACGACCTGGTCGGTTCCGGCCTCGAAAGTGAGCGAGGAATAGAGCCGGCCGCTATCGCGCAGGAGCTGCGCCGGCGTGCGGCGCTTGGGCATGCGCTTCAAGGTGGAAGCCGCAAACGGAGCCCACTTCGCGCGTCCCGGTCCGGCCTGGGCCTCGAAGCGCATTTGCGTCGAGGTCAGCATAGCCTGACCGATCGCGTCCATCAGCGGTGAGAGATCGCGGCCGGTATCGGCGGCCGCCTTGAGCCCGTCGCGAACAGGCTTGCTATCGACGTCGATCGTGATGCTGGTGCCGGCCATCAGATGAACCCCTTGAGGTTCTGGCGGGTGAAGTCCGGCTTGGAGGCGCTCATCCGGGCGCCGGTGGGAGAAGCGGCGGGCGATATCCCGTCGGCATCGAGCTGTACCCTGCCGGCAGCCACATCCCGCAGCCAGGCCAAGGCGTCGCGATAGGCAAGGGCAACGGGGCCGTCCTTATTCACGGCCTCGCCCCACAGATTGTAACGGGCGATATCGGCGCTGACCTTTACCAGTACCGGCGGCACCGCCGAGAGCGGCAGGGCATAGAGCGCCTTGAGGTAGCCGTCGATCAAAGCCGCAGCGTCATCGAGCGCGCGTTCCACAACAACGGGATCGATGGTGGTTGGCGGACGGTGAAGGCGATCGGTGCGCTGGATGATCTCGGTGGCGCCGAACCGATCGACAAGATCCTGTTGTGTCGCGTAGCTCATGACGCACCCGAGGGAAAGAAAGGTGGGGCGGCATCGAAGCCGCCCCGAGTATGCGCCGGGTCCTGGGAGGAGCGGCCGGCGCTGTCGCTGCTCGTGTCCGACGAGCAGCCGAGGGCGCTGAAATCAGCGCGCGGGCATCACGCGGCGGCAAGCCATTCGGTATCGAGCACCGTAGCCGTGCCGGCCCATTCGTTGGTTTCGCCGCCATTGACGAGCTGGCTGGCGACGATCTTGCGGGCTGCGCCTTCCAGCGTCGGCGGAACCACGAGCAGAGTGGGTTTGACGCCGAGCGGGCGGCCGTTGTCACCGGTGCGGCTGCGCATGGCGGCGCGGGCGGCCGCGTAGTTCTCCGGCGTCAAGTCCTGTTTCGAGCCATAGGCCAGCTGCCAGAAGCCATAGCCGACATTGCAGCGGCCCTTGGTGCCGTACCGATACTTGTCGGTGTTGAACACGACCTCGTCATTGGCGGCGTCCATGCGCACCATGTCGAAAGGTTTGCGGGTCTGCCAAATGATCGGCTTGATCGCCCTGGTCGCGTCGATCAGGAACCAGGCCGTCTTGTTGCCGCCCTGGTCATTGGACTGCAGTACGGTCTTGCCCTTCTTGTCGATAACCGGATGCTGGTCGGAGAAGAAGGGCACGTTGTCGTAGCCCTTGCCATTCCAGCCATCGAGCAGGAAGGGCCAGACCAGTTCATCCGGGAAGGTCGCGGCGCTGCGACCGAACTCGGTGAACATCGTGCCGTACATGCCCAGGTTGTCATCTTCGATGTCGTCGACCTCGACGCCGATCGTCGACTCGAATTTACGGTTCCTGATGGTGTAGCCGTGCGTCTGGATGTTGTTGACGACACGATCGCCGATCCATTCGCGGATCTTCGGCATCTCACCCAGCCAGCCATATTCCTGCGATTTGGTGGTCGAAGGCACGGTCTGGCTGATCTGGGTGTACTGCGGCGTCACACCGGTGAAGCCGCCCTGAAAGGCGGTGCTGAACCCGGTGTACAGGGTACGGAGATTGGCGGAGTTGATGATCACGGGGAAGGCCCTGAATTGAGGATCGGGGGGACCGGCGCCGGCGGGCGCCAGGCGTGAGTTAGTCGAAGCGGATCCAAGCCCCGCTTTCGTCGACGTCGAAGACCAGGCCAGCCATCGAGCCGTCGGCCCCCTGACTCTTGCCAACGGTTGCGTCATCCTTGGCGTACGCCAGCCCATTGATGTCGGCTTGGGTCAGAGCATCGTCCGCCTTGTTGGCATAACGGAACACGCCGGCCTCGACGGTGATCTTCAGTTCGCCATTGACGGTGGAGGCCGTCGCATCAACGGTCTCGGCGGCGCGCCCCAGACAGCGATAGTTGATCGCCTGGGCTCCGCCGGTGCCCACAGGAGCGGCGAAGCCGCCGGCGTTGATGACCATGGCGCCCTTGAATATCTTGACGCCGGCGAAGACTCCGATCGAGCGGGCTTTCGCTGCCCGCTCGGGCGTATTCAGTTCTGAGGTGAGCGGCATCAGAGCGCCTCCTGCTTAGCTGCCTGGGCGGCCTTCGTCTTTTTGAAGGCCTCGGGATCGATGCCCATCATCGCGACCACTGCAGCCTCGTCCGGTGCAAGCTCGCCTGGCCGAACGTCGCCCGGCGGGACGATGGTCGCGCCGCTGGCGTGGAGAGCCGGAAACGCACCGATTTCCTTCTCGACGGCTGCCGGATCCACCATGTGGCGGGCGATGTAATGGTCGCGCAGCGGCTTCACGCCGACCTTCTGGGCCTTGATGGCGCCGTCGACGAAGGCGGTTGCGCGGTCACGCGCGCCGGTCTCCCGAAGCTCCTTCAGATCCTTGCTCACCGCCGTGAGTTCGGCCTGAAGCGCCGTCACGGTGGCCTTCGGCACCATGTTGGTGGTGTCCCCCATCGCCTGGATCGCCGTGACGATGGCGGCGCTGTCGGCGCCATCCGCAGCGCCGGCGGCCTTGGCGATCGGCGCCAGCGCAGCCTGCAAGGCCGCGGGCGACACCGTGTCCTTGGCGGCGTGAAGTTCCGTGACGGAGGCGACCACAGCCGCCTCGTCAGCGGTTTCCGGCAAGCCCAAGAGCTTCCGGAGCTGAGCGAGGAAATCCATGCTTCTTTCCTGGTGAAGCGCGGTCAGCCCGCGCAGGTTGGGGCGATTGACGAGCGAAGCTCGCAGCACGCCGAGAATGTTGCCCTTGGCGTCATGGACGATGACCGGCGAGATGTTCCGGTACGCCTTGTCGGAGAGGAGCGCTTTGCCCGAGCCGTTCCACTCGACCTTGCCCCAGATGCCGTCGCTGCGAGGCTGCATCTCGACGATCCAGCCACGGGCCGGCGATGCCTCGCCATTGGGCGCGGCAAGATCGATGGAATGGTTTTCATCTACTGGCAGTCGGGCGTCGTCGCTCATGCTGAGCGCGATCAGGCGAGCGGGGTTCGGGACGCGATAAGGCCCACGGCCATCGTTCGTCTCGATCTCGCCGGCCGGCAGCAGGTGGATCCACTCCGGCACATCGCCGTCGCCTGCCGGCAGAGGCAGGGCGCCGCACATGGCGATGCTGCCGGCCGCCAATGATGGGGAGGCGGCGCATAGGGCGATTGTGGAGGAGGCGGCGGTCTTGGACATGACCGCACCATGGCTGAGCGCAAAACCCTTGGGAGTTCCCCAGGCCTGGGTAGAAAGCGGGAAATGTGCTGGAGTTCGCGCGAGGCGCGGATCGGAGGGGAGGCCTGCCCGGCAGGATCGATTTTAAAGGCTCCTCAAAGCCTCTAAAAGCCCCTCGACCGCTCCGACGCTACACTGACGCGCCCCCGGCCGTCCAGAGGCCTCCTGCGCGCCCGCTTGCGGTCATTGGCGGTGAGGCGCATAATGCCCTTCGTGGCCGCCGCGACAACCGGGAAATCGCCGGTCCGGTTTGGAGGATCGTCCGAAGCGATCGTCTGCTACGGGGAAGATGGCGTACCCCCCGGCGGCCACAATCACAAGCTTCCCGATAGAACTTCGTAAGCGCCCGGATTGGCGAGATCCGCCTGTTGCACCATGCCGGCCGTCCGCACTTCGTTGGAAACCACCTGGCGCTTGATGCCGGCGCCGTCGCGCGAGCCGCTCTGGAAATTCACGCGCACCACCAGCTTGCCGAGGCGGGGATCGCCCGGCACGTCGAACACATAGACGAGCGCCGGATCCTGCTTGTCGAGGAGCACCGCCTTTGCCTGGCTGAGCGTCAGGGGCAGCTCGCGCAGGAAATCTGTGGGGACAGTCTTCCCCGCCGCCGCCTTGGCCGCGCGCATCATGTGCTGGACAACCTGCATCTGGATCGTGATGGCGCCTGTCCTCGGGGCAACGCCGCGCGCGGTGAGCCCGTCGAGCGTGGCCTGGTCGATGGCGCCGACCGTCCACATCGAGCGCGACAGGGGCGCGCCGGCGGCGGCCTGGTCGAACCACTGGCTGAACTCGGTAGCGAGGGCACGAACCGGCCAGACCTTGTCGGCGACCCGTTGCGCGGTCAGTTGTGCCGGCGCCCCCGCCAGCGCGTCAGCAACAGGCGAGGCCTGCCAGCCGACTTTGCCAGGATTATAGCCCCAACCAGGATCAATCCCTTCCGGCACATATAGGATCTCGCCGGTTCTCTTGTTCACATACGGTCGCATATCCAGGGTTGGCGGCTCCAGCTTGAGCTGGCCGCGAAGGCGTTGCACATCGCGTTCGGAGAGACTTTGCAGCGTGCAGCGGCAGCGCCAGCCGCAGGGCGGTGCCCAATAGTTCCAGAACGGATGATCGATCGGAAGGCAGACATTGTGCCTGGCCGCATGAGCCGGCCGGGTCCTGCCGTCCATGATGGCGACATAGCGAAGATAGGGGCGCAGGGCCTTATTGCGCTCGAACTGTGCCCAATGGCCGGCGGCATAGGAGACGCGCATGTTCGCGTCGAAGATCGTCTGAAGGCGCCTGGTGGAACCAAGCTGGACTTCATCGATCGCGCCTGTGAGTGGATCGGCGACCGCCTTCTTGCCCCACCATCCCTTGGCCTGGAGCACCGGCGTCAGATCCTTGGCGAAGTCGCGGAAGGTTTTTCCCTCCTTCAATGCCTCTTCGAGCGACGAATAAATATCGTTCAAAATGTCGAAGCCGGCCGATTTCGCGACGGTGAAAGAGCGTGCGTGATCTTCCTGCCAAGCATCCTCCCAGGAGAAGGTCGGCGCGAGTTGGCCGCCGCGTGCCTTGAAAGCGGCGATCGCCTCGCGTGGCGGCAATGGGGTGAGATCGGCCTCCGCCATGTCAGCTCGCCGCCGGCGGGATCAGGGACTGGTTGCCCTCGCCAGCGAGCCGTGCCGCAAAGATGCTCCGCGCCAGCTTTTCGGCCATGGCGTCGACATTCATGCCGGCAAGGTGCCGGGCCAGGATCAACTGGGCATCCTCCAGCGACGTCGCATCGGCGAGCTGCTCGGCCAGCCCTTCGATCATCGGCGCCACCAACGGCTCCCAACCCATGTCGGCAAGGGTTTCCTCGATCGAGCTATCGACCGCGTCCTGCCCATGTGTCGCACTGATCGGCGTCTGCGCTGCCTGGGTAGCGATCGATTGAGCCCCCGATGCCGCCGGCGCCGGCAATGCTGGAGCGCCGAGCAGCTCGGCGTCCTTCTCCGGCTCGCTGAAACCCAGCCTGTCGCGGACCTCGCTCATCTGGACCTTGAGGCCGATCGGCACGAGCTGCGAGAGCCGCGTTGCCATGGCATTGAGGTCCTCGGCCTCTTCGTCGCCGATGCGGGCACGCGGATAAGCCTTCTGCGGCCCATATTCGAGATCGACCCAGATGCGGATCAGGTCGCGATTGATGATAGCCGAGAGAGCCTTGGCGTCGGCCGCCTCGATATCCTCCTGCACCTGGCGGTGCTCCTGACCGACCGCGTGACCGCCGGCGATCGCATCCGTGGTTGCCGTCTGGCCCAGCACGCCCTTGGAGATCTGCTGGTCCATCCAGTCCGCCCGCTCCTTGTAGAGTGCGCTGCTCTGGCCGGCCGGTGCCGAGATCAGCTCGATCCCCATCGACTCGGGAACGATGGCGGCGCAATCGCCGGCGATATTCGCCACTGCCCGCCAAAGGACATCCTTTTGATCGTCGGTGGCGCTGGCGTCGTATTTACCTATGCGGATCGGTTGGCCATAGGTCTGGGTGAAGATCGTCCAGTCGCGGACGGTGAACGCTTTGAACATCCAGCACCAGGCCGCAATGCGCGCGATGCCGGAGCGGATCGGCAGGCCGGATTTGGCCTTGATCGACGCCTGGATGAACTTGGCCGCCGGCAGCGGTGTCCAGCCTTGCTCGGTCCGCAGGAGCGGCGTGCGCCCGTCGACGCGATCGAACTGAAACCACCTCGGGTCGCGCCATTCCAGCCGCGCCGGCTGCCACTGCCCTTCGGACGTGTCCCAGATGATCTCCGTAAAGCTGACGCCCTTGCCGATCGCGTCAAGGATATCGAACAGCTCGTCCTGCAGCTCGTCACGCAACAGCCAGGTCTTCACCATGTCGGCGATTTCGAGATCCTTCGCGGAATCCGAGGCGGCGTCGACATTGATGGCGAGCTGGGAGACCGAGCGACGGCGGGTGCCGAGCACGCCGACATAGTGGAGATCGCGCTCCTCGATCTGTTCGGCCAGCTCCAAGTAACGCATCGGATCGCCGGCTTCGGCCTCGCGCAGAATATTTGCAAGGCGGTAAGGATCAAGGCCATCTGCGGGATGGCCGGTCTGCACCGAGCGCACGCCTGCAAGTGAAGGGCCAGCGATATCGGCCGTCAGGACCTCGCGCCGGAGCGGCTGACCATCCGGGCCGAGGATCTTCGAAACGGGAGCCATGGTGCCTCCTAGAACATGGAGCCGCGAATCCGGACGCCGAGCGGTTGCCGATACGGATTGCGTTTGTTGTCATCGAGCGGGGGGCCGCCGTTGTGCCCCATTTGTGTGGGCGCGGCCGATCGGTACTCGTAAAGCTTGATGGGCTGGAAGCTGGCGAAATGAGCGAGGGCCGCCGCGATCGCGGCGTCGGCGTGGCGCTTCTTCTTCTTGCCATCCGCTGCCGCTTCGCCCTTTTCGGTGCTGCGGATCGAGCTGGGACGGGCGATGCCGTCAATCATCTTGATCAGCTGGAAGTCGCCGGCGATATCGGCATGCCTGGGCAACGACATGCCCTCAGCTTCCAGCGTTGCCTTGAACTTCGGCATGTTGTCCCGGTACCAGTCGGCCGAGAACTTGAGCTGGAGGATCCGCTCCATGCCGTATTTCTGTGCCACGGCCTCGGCCAGGGCGGCGCCATTGCCGCCGGCGTCGAACACACCGCCCTGAAAGCGTGGCAGGCGATCGCAGACCCAGAAGACGACTTGCTCCTGTTGCTGGAACGGGATGTTGCGCATCTCGACGATGAAGGGCGTGCGCCGGAACAAAGTCTTGGTGATTTGAAGTGGCCACAACACCGTCAGGTCCGCGACGCGGCCAAAGTCTTCGCCGACATAGCTTAGTAGCTCCTTGTCCAGCGTCTCGATCGCCTCGACCAGATTGGTCTCGCACCACATCCTGGCTGCAAGGGTTCGATCGAATTCGGAGGCAGCTGCGAACGAGGCCGGCATCTCCCAGCGGAACACGGGAATGTCTTTCGACATGCACTTCTCGATCACCGCCGGAAGGATCCAGGCGCCGGAGCCCTCAGCCGGGATGCAGAAAAGCTCTTCGTCGGCGCCGTCGCCGTAGTCGTCGATCACGCCCTGGCGCCATTCCGCCTCGGCCTCGGGCGACCATTCGGCCCCCTTGCGCAGGCAGATCCGCTGATAGAGGCCCTCTCGCAAGGCTTCATCAAAGTCGATCCGGACGAGGCCATAGCGTTTCTGGCCGCTGCGGATCTCCTTGATCTTCTGGTTGAAGGCGTTCTGTTCACCGTCATGGGTGGAGATCACGACGATCATCCCGCCCCAAATCGTCAACGCCATAGCTGCCTTCAGAAGCGCTTCCAGATTGTCGTGGAAAGCCGCTTCGTCGATAAGCACATAGCCCTGCTTTCCGCGCAGGGAGCGAGGCGATGACGGTAGGGCAACGATGGCAAAGCCCGATGCGAATGTGATGCGGAAGGCCTTGATTTCCCGCGTTTCGCCGGTTTCCGGATCGAAGTCCTCGAAGATATACTCGTCGTCGATTTCGCTGGCGGCCTTGCCGAACAGCTTGGCCCACATCCCACAGACGTCGATGAACTCGCGGGCCATTTCGAGATTGTAGCCGATGTACCAGCTATCCATTCCGCCGGCGGCATGTTCGGAAGCCGAGACAAGTACAGCGTCGGATGCAAAGGCCCAGGTCAGGCCAGTGCGGCGGGATTTCTCGATGAAGGTGACAGTGTGGAGCAGTCGCGCCCGGATGGCGCGCTTCTGATAAGCCAGAAGAATGCTATCGGGGTCGAGCCCAGCCAAGGCGTCCGGCAGGCCAAAGAGAGAGGTTCGGCGCAGCTCGGCCCATTCCGCCGCCGTCACCGCCCGGCCGACTTTGAACAGTTCTCCGTCCGGAAGCGCGCTCATTCCTTCGCACCCTTGGGCGATGTCTCGATGCCGAGGAACTCATGGCGCAGCCGGTCGACGGTTTCACGGGACAGGCCCTGCTTCTTGGCCACCATGGCGATCGCCTTGCTGGCCTTGGCATCGAACTCCTGTTTGAGTTTCTGGCGCCGCTCGCTGGAAACCTTCTGGGCCGACACGGTCGAGGCGAAGGCGCGGGCCAGTTCCATGGCCTGCTTTGGGGTGCGATCTCCGCCGGTGTCTTGCAGCAGCTCGATGATCAGCGTCTTCAAAAACTCGCCCAGGATGATGTTGTTCTCGTCGACGTCCTCTGCATCGAACTGGGTGGCGAGCCCCTTGAACATGGCACGCGCCTCCTGGACGCGGCTTTGCGTCCGCGCCAGGAAGATCGCCCTGCGATTGAAGGCCGACTTGGAAATGAGGGGCAGGCCCTTGTCAGCGAGCCTGCCGTTGAATTCCTCCAGGATCTCGCCCTGGGTGCGCTTGCGCTCGGCGAGCTGCTGGCAAACCCAGATGACGTCTTCCTCTGCCTCTTCTGGCAGGAGGTCAATCGAGCCCAGGCGTCCCCGGCCGGCCATATCAAGGCTCCACGCGTGAAGGTGCCTTGACCCCGGCTATGATCTCTTCCCGATCTACGTGCCTTTGCCCCTTCTTGGTCAAAGTTGCGATCTGGACCGACCCCGCCTCCCTCACGATCACAGCGCCCATGGCGGCAAGGAACGACAGCTGATCGTGCACCCACTCACGCGGCCGGCGCGGGATGCCATAGGTCTTGAGCTCATCGTGGAGCAGGGATGAGTTCAAATGCCCATCGATCTGCTCGGCCAGGGAACGCAGGATAATAAGGCGCGCCTCTTCCTGGAGTTTTTTCTCGAAGCTCATCGTTTGTTTGCCTGGTCAAGGAGGAATTCCTGAAGCCGATCACCCACCGCACCGATCGGCTTCAAGCGCTCTGTTAGAACTTCCATGTCGCCTTGCAGGCGGGTCATGGCCAGTTCCATGCGGTGGAAACCGGAGGCACTCGGGAGGTGCAGCATCTCGGTTTCGATCTTGGTGAGGCGGACTTCCAGCAGGTCCACGCGGTCATGGATCTTACCGATCTCGGCCGCTGAGGCCCGCGAACGCGAAGTCACCCAAGTGTAGATCAGCGATATGATCGTGAGGATGCCCAGGACGATGCTGATTGCGCTCTGGGTCGAAGCCAGATCCATCAATTCGCCTTTCCACGGCAGATGCGGGCGCCATCGTCCAGGCGCTCCCATTCGGTTGCGAGCACGTCGAGGCCAGCGGCCGGCGGCGCGGATTCGAGATAGCCGGCGATCCGCCTTGCATTGCCGTCGCTGGTGGGCGTCGGGCAGATCGGCGCCATGGCGGCCCGGCGCTGAGCCTTGGCTTCAGCGGCCTGCGCTGCCGTCGCCCTGACCACTGGTCTGGTCGCCAAGTCGCTTGCGCAACCTTGCAGCGACATCGCGAGCACCACCGCGATCGAGAGCATTGTTCGCCGCCTGAGCATCGGCCGTCTCCGCAATGTCCTGGCTTGTGTCGGCGGCGGCCTTGTCGACCGCCCCCTGTTTGATGTCCTGGTCCGCCCTGTCATCCTTCCAGGCCGCGAGGAACATGTTGCCGAGCGCGGCGAGGAAGGAGCTGAACAGGGCGGACCAGGACATGACGCGCCTTACTGGGTGTTGGCCGGCGCCGGGGCGGCCGGCACCTGGTTGGCGGGATTCAGCGGCTGGATGCCGAACAGTTCGGCAAGCTTGGCGTCGATCTTGACTTCGAGGGCATCGCCGGCCAGGCCGAAATAGTTCAAGGCATCGGGCACCACGGCCTCAACGTAACTGGCGGCCTTGGCGAGCGCCTCCGATTTGGCGACGCCCTTGGCGACCGCGTTCATGACCAGGGTTGCGGCAGTACCTGCAGCTTTCTCGATCGCGTCGCGGTGCCCCATCTCGATCGAGCGGATGGAGGCTTCGACCTGGAGGCCGGTTCGCTTCTGGAAGACGAAGGCGATCCAGCCGATGAGGGACATCGCGGCGGCGGTGAACGCCGAGGTCAGGATCTCGGTAAACCCCGAGGCCGCCGGCGCCGTAGCGGTCTGGGCTAAGGCGGGGCTGCACAGGGCGAGCAAAGCGATAGGCACCGTGACAAGCCCGGATAGCCAGAGATCGCGGAGTTTCTCCTGGATGGGCTTGTACTGGAGAAAGAGCACGACCGCGCTCGCCAACACGATCGCGAGGGGCTGATCGAAGAAGGCGAAGATGGCCTGGCCGGGATCGCTGGCCGTCAGAAAGACGCCGGCGACGGCCAGGGCAACGATCATCAACGCCGTGTAGACCGGCATCAAATAGCGACCCAGCAGGTAGTGGCCTACGAGGCCGATCATTTTCGCACGCATGGTGGATCCTCGGTTCAAGCGGCGATCGCCGTGATGGCGTCGCCAGGGAGCGGGTGAAGGGCGATGACGGGGCCTTTGCCGATGGCCTTGAGGGCAGCGGCGATCGCCGACCTGGTCGCAGGGCCGACTTTGCCGTCGGCGGTCAGAGCATGGCTGCCCTGGAAGGCGAGCACGGCCTTTTCCGTTTCGCTGCCGAAGTCGCCGTCCACGCCGATCCGGTAGCCGAGGGCGGCCAAATCGGTCTGCAGCGAGCGGACGGCATCCGGGAAGGCACAGCCACGCTTGAGCAGTACACCGATCGCGACCGCCGCGTTGTCGTTCGCGTGGGCCGTGGCGGAGCCGGTGACGTAGGCGTTGGCCAGGAAGGTTTCGCGTTCGGCCTTGCGCCTGGTAACGAGGCCGCCCAGGACATGGCCATTTGCCTTGACCCACATGAGGAAGGCGTCGGCAGCTCCGGCCCGGTCCCCGGCATTCAAGCGCCGAACGACGCTCGATCCTGCGAAATTCTTGCCGCCAATATTGAGGCACAAGCTGACCAGGGCGTCGAACTCGCCCTGCGAAACAGGCACCTTTACAGCGGCTTTGACGGCGTTTTCGAAGATGACCAGGTCATCGGCCAGGATGGCGAAAGCCCGCTCTCGCGTGATGACCATGCCGGGCACAACGGTGGGCGGCCCCGCGAGCGCGGTATGGCCGATGCCGATGGTCCACGGTTTTCCGCCCGTGCCGGGATCCGGATAGGCCTTCAGCACGACGCCTTCAAACGAGGCAATCGCACCCTTGCCACGGGTCGAGGTTTTCAGGGCCGCATTGGCGGCGATCGCGGAAACAAGCTGTGCCATGGGGCCAGCAATGCCACCGCGCGCGCGTCGCGGGAGTTCCCCAGGCCTGGGGTTTAGCGGAAAAGATCGAGCTGGCGGGAAGTAATTGGCTCGGCCGAGCCTTGCTCGAAGCCCTTGAGATACAGCCTGACAGTTTCGTCAGTCACGTGCAACCGGCGGGCGATCTTGGATTTCTTCCACCCGTAGGCGAACAATTGACGCGCAATCCACTGCTTTGCAACTGGAACCTTGATATGGCCGCGCCGCAGATGCTGGCCCAGGGCGCGCGCGTTCTCCAGCCCAATGGCCTGGGCGAGCGCTCCCTCTGGGCCGGGATCGCTATGCAGATGGATGGTGCCTCCGCCGAACTTCAAAAGAAACTGAATGGTCGGCTCGACGCCGATCGCATCGATATAGGTCTCGACAAAATGCGGGGCTGGAATCCTCTTTGTCATAGCTGGCTCTTCAAACGTGTTTCCAGCTCCAGGAGCTGGGCGGTGAGCATGGTCAGCTGATGCTGCAGGATGATGCGGCGATGGCTGCAGACGGGCAGCGCCTGGATGCGGCCAACAAGTGCCTTCCTCGCTAGCTCCAGGCGCGCGGCTTCGCTGGCTTCAGGCCAGATGAAAAGCGGAGCGGGAGCGAGCGAGGAAGCGTGTTTCATGCCGCCACCGGAAATCCATCGTGCTGGATGCCATCGAGCGACCGGCCAGCGCGCTTTTTGCCCAGGCGTAGACTGCCGGTACCGTCCGGCCAGTCATGGACGCGCGGATCACTGTGCCCCAGCACCCATTCGAAGCCGGTGGCGTCCCGCATGTCCTGCGGCAAAAATTCGCCCCACTGTTTGAACAGGAAGGGAATGCCCATGATCTCGCAGTCGTCGCGGACCCTGCGCGCCCAATCCGGATGCATCGGCCTCGCATTGGGGCCGCTTTCTCCGCCGCAGATGATCCAATCGGGTACCTGGCCGTCGATGCAGAGCTGCCCGAGTGGGCCGAGCGCCGGTTCATAGCTGACGAAACGGGTCCGCGCCGGCACCTTGGCCAGTGCCGGCCAGTTGCGCCGGTAGCGCTCGCCGTCCTCGGCCGTGGTGCCAAGCCAAACATTCGACCAGCCATCGCCCCAGGGCCGGCAGCCGATATCCGCCGTGGGCAGCATCTTGGCGATGTTCTGAGGGCGCTTGGTCAGGAGAAGCCAATCAAGGTGCGGTGTCATCTCGATCCAGTGCCAGAGATCGTCCCGCCACCGGCTGGGCACCTGGTTGTCGAAGACATCGGCAAGGGACGCGCAAAACACCCGGAAGCGTCGGCCCTCGGCTTCGGCCTGCCGGTTCCATTTCAGCGGCTGTTGCCAGTTGCTCGCCGAAGTCCGGCGCCGCTCGCCTTCCCAAAGCTCGGGCTTGCCGGCGCGCCTCGCCCACCCCTCGGCATAGCAATGGTCGCAAGCCGGGCTGAGGGCCGTGCATCCCAGCCAGGGATTGAAGGTGTGGTCCGCCCACTCGATCTTGGTGTTTTCCGCCACGGCTTATTGCTCCCCCAACACGGCGTCGAAGAGGTCATCACGAACGATCACGTCGACCAGTTTTCGCAGAAGGTCATTGCCACCACGGCAATCCGGCCGCCCCGACGCTTCGACGTCCAGGGCCTGGGCGAGATGGACAGGAAGCTTCACACCCGGCCCGGACCGAACATGGATGACGCGGAAGCTCTCTGGCCTGTTCCGCACCCGAGCCGCCAGGGCTCGGATCGAGGATGGGTTCAGCTCGGGATGGGCGGCGATGATTTCCCCGTTTGTCAGGCCCTGGGCGACAGCATCCCGCACGATTTTCGTGATTTTCCCGGCCATCACGCCCCTCCGAAAAGGTGGGCTTCCTTGCCCCAGACGGTGTGACCGGCCCATGGCTCGCGGGCGAAAACGTCGACCATGCGAGCCCAGGGGCAGAGGCGTTCCAGCATCTCCCGCATTTCCCCTGGCTTGCGGGAATATTCGCGGAGGGTGGCTTCGATGGCGGACGGAAAATCCTCGACATCGTCGACGTCCTCGACGGTCTCGATGACGTTGCGCACGGACTTGGAGACAATCCGCGGTTTCCCGATGGTGCCGATCAGATAGGGTTCCGTCGCCGATCGAACGATGAAGCCGGTGCCAAAGCCGCTCTTTCCGTTTCGGGTTTTTTTGTGCCAGGCGCCGCCTGTTTTGTAGGTGAAGCCCCAAACGCGCATGATCTCCATGGCGTAGGCTAGGTGCGGCCAGGTCGACCACATCACCAGCAGGCAATTCGGCCCCGCCAACTCGCCGACCGGCAGGGCCGCGATGCGATCCACGGGCATCGTGTCGTAGTAGCTCTCCGGCGACTTGGCGTAGCCGGCCTCGCTGCGCATGTCGTAGGGCCAGGGCGGGTCGATATGGATCACTCCATAGTGCTCCCGAAGCAGCGGGGCAAAACAGAAGCTCATCGCACCGGGCCTCCCTTGTTCTGGGCAGCCTGTAAGGCAATGAGAGCCTCGCGATTTTCCTCGAGCCAGGCGAGCGTGCTGTCGATGTGCTTGAGATGCTCGAGCTGCAGACCTTCATGCGACCTGGTCATGCCCGCCCGCACCGCCTGTCCATTCGCAATGCGGTTCTGGATGTCGATGGCGCGGCCGAGCGCCTGACGCTGGGCATGGAGTGAAATCTTCCTCATGCCTCCCCCCCGATCAGTTCTCGGATATGACGGCCGAGCAGGATCTGGCGCTCCAGCAACTGCTCCGGCGACAGGGGTTTGTTGATGTCGGCGAAGGCGATGCGCTGGACGGTGGCGTCCGCGCCGCGATCGCGGAGGATCTTCGCCTGGGCGATCAGGATTGCCCACCGGTCGGCCTGGAGCTGGGTCAGGCCCATATCCTTGGCGACGCGTTCCGGCTTCCACTCGGCGCCGGCGCGCTGCGCCATCTTCTTCAGCGCCTCGATCGCCTTCCTGGAGTCGACCGGGTCTGTGAGGAACCGGGTGTGGCTGAGGCCCGTCTGACGCTCGACAAAGGCCATCATCGCCTTGTCGGTGCGGTTCTCGACCATGCCGAGATCGTGCAAGGCCATCCAGAGCGCCTGGAGCTTGGGAGCATAATCGCCGGTCGCGCGCTGCGCGCTCCCCGACCGGGCTGGCGCTCCCTTCGAAAGGCCTTCGAGCTGCGCGATGACGCGCAGCTCCTGGTCAGGGCTGAGGCCCTTGGAAGAGCGCTGGCCGGTCGCGGCCTGGAGGAGATCCCGATAGGCGGCATCGTCCAGGCCGGCGCGGGATTTCAGCATGTGGATGCGGGCGATAGCGCTCATGACTGTTGCTCCGACCCGATCTTCGCTTTTGCTGCGGCGCGCTGCTTAGCCAAGAGAAAGCAATCGCGCTTCTCTGCCTTCGGGCACCCTTCCCACCAGAGCCAGCACGTGCCGGGGCCGGCGGCCGGATCGCGGCTGCATTTCCCCCTGCCTTTCGGCGTGGTCCATTGGAGCGCCGTCGGCGGGAGGTCGAGTGAAAGCTGGGCAATCGCGCTCATGCCGGCCACCCATCGATCTCGGTGCCCGTGATTTCGGCCTTAATCCCCATATCCCTGGCCGGTCCGTAGCCCTCAATGAAGTAGGAGGGCGAAACGTCGATCACGCCACGCGCAACCATTTGCGCTATGTGCTCAGCATGCTCCCCGATCTCGAAGAACGGGAAAAAGCTCCGCCGGAACTCTTCCATAAAGGCGTCCGTGAACTTCGACTCATCCAGCTCCACCTCGACGGTCTGGCTGACTTCGACCCTGAATTTTTTCATACCGCCGCCCTCCGAAGGAAATGATCGGCATCCCAACGGATCTGGAAGCCGCTGAAAATCGGCGTGGCCGGGTGGTGCTCGGCCCAAAAGGCGCGCATATCGGCCCAATCGTCGAAGCCATCGCGCTGGGCGAAACTGTCGAGCTGGTAGGAGGGATTCTGGTACCAGCCGGGCAATGCGGCATCGCCGATCTCGATCCGACCATTCGGAAAGTCGAGCCTGATAGGATTGACGGAGACACAGCGTGGCGCTCCGAGCAGGCGGCAGTACCGAGTCCGCATGCTGGTAAAGAGCTGCATGGCCTCACCGGGGCGAGCATGGCGCTTGCGGTCGGCCCGGATTGTGCCGTCCTTGGTACCGCGCTCGATCGCCGGGGCGAAACGCTTGTGGAAGGAATAGGCGACCATCTAAGCCACCTCCTTCTTTGCCGCGCAGGCCGTGCAAAGGTCCGGACGAACCCAGGCGCAAGGCGGAAAACAGCCGTCTCGATCGCTGCAACCGCAATCGTCGCAGACCGGACCCATCTGCGAAGGAATTCGTGGCGTTCCGTCATCGGCCTGTAGGAGATGACGCGGCAGGGCGTCGACGACCGCCACCTGCAGACGCGGCAACAAGATGTTGGTTGCCACGAGGGCCGCGCGCTCGGTCGGGGTGACGCACTCAAAGAGTGGCTGTTCCTCGACACGCTCAGAGGCGAACCACGCGCAGAACAGTTCGAGCGTAAGGGCGCCGATATCGTCCCTCTCCTCGGTGCTGAGGCCGCGCCAGGCGGCGGCCCCGTCGAATCGTTCGATCTTGGCCATGTCCGCCCCTCAATCCACGGCCGCGATATCGATGGTGACGGGCTGCCACTTCCCCTTGGCGCTATCGCGCCGGTGAAAGCGGATATACGTCTTCGAACCGATGATGCGGATGCTGTCGCGGATCGCCTCCATGGCGCGAAGCCAGCGTTCGTCGCGGATGTCGGTGCGCATGAGCATGAACAGCTCTGCCCGATTGATCTGACCCTCCTTGTCGACCTGGAAAGCACGGTTGACGATGGCGCGCAGTTCGTCCCGTGATCCCTCGCTCCATTCGGTCAGGCATTCGTCGATAAGGGTTTTTGCTGCCTGCAGCTCCGGACCAAACTCGATCCGATCGGCGACCTGGATTGTGACCTTGAGTGTCCCATCGATCGTGGTGAGCGTGGTGTTGCCCTTTTCACCGCCAACCTTCGCGCCGTATTTCTCCGCGATGAGGGCCTGGAAGGCTCCAAAATCATCGAAGCAGTGGGCCTTGAAACGGGCGATCTGCGCGTTCAACGGCTCGGCATGGCCGAACATCTTGCGCACGGTGTCATCCATCAGCATGTCGACGGGCTTCACCAGGTCGAGCGGAACCCATGCCCCTCGGGCATCGCGCATAAACGGCTTGTCGCCAATCATGGTCGCGCCTTCCGGCAAGGCCGCCGCCGGGTTTGAAATGGTCTCAACGCTCATTTGAAGCTCCTTTGTGGTGCATGGCATCACGGCTCAGGCTGGCGAGGCCGGAGGCGATGGCGAGGATTTCGCGGGTGGAAAGATCTGTCGGACGCATGCGGCCGGCGCTGACCTCGACGGCAAGGGCGACGGGGTCGAACTCGCGCAGTGGCGGGATGCCTAGAGCGTGGAGCGCCTTTGCTTCCGCCAGTGCTGTGATGCTGAGGTTTTTGAGAAGCTCGAAGAACGACCGATCTGCAGGGCAACGCTTCTGCACATCGTCGTGGGCCTTGAGGACGTCGGCTTCCTCGCAGGCGCCAAGGGCGGCGGCGACTTCGGACGCAGGCAAATCGGTCAGCGTGAACGCCAGATAGGCGGCGATCTCGCCGGCGAGCGTGAAGCCCCCCAGATACCGGCCATATTTGAGGTCAGTGCTCGTGACGCCGACCCCAGTGGCAACGGTGGCGATGATCTGCGACATGGTGGGCTGGATGCTCATGCCGCGCCTCCAGCCGGACCGGGTGCGAGGATCTCCGTGCGCGGTGGCAGCGGGATGGTTTCCCCTTGCACCCGGAAATATTCCCGCCGCTCGGGAAAGGCGACGACGCGGCCAGGCGATGACGCGTCCGCCTGTTCGAGGAGGAAAACGCGGTTCTTGGCGACTTCGGCAGCCAGGAGGTTGAGGGCACTCACATAGCTGAATCGGATCCTGGCGATATCCTCGGCCAGCTCCGTGCAAAGTTCCGCATTGAGGTGGACGCCTTCGGGGGCCGGATGCGCAAACAAGGTTTCGAGGTCGGCCAGGTGTTGGAGGGTGCTCATGAGCGCACCTCGCCGCTGCGGTTGATCCAGGCGGCCCGGATGTCGGCGATATCGACGGGACGGCTCTGCCCGGCAGCAAGGATCGTGGCCAAGCGCATCGTCTTGTCGATCTGGCCAAGAGTGCCCGGCTTGCGGCCGATATAGGTCAACAGCTCGCGCTGTTTGGGGTCCTCGATTTTCCAGGCGTCAAGCATGGCGTCGATGTCGCCCGGCTGCGGCTGGAGAATCCGCCGCTTGAGGCCGATGCGTCGATGAAGCTGGCCATATCCCTCTTTGGGCTCGGTGGCGCCAAACCGCTTATAGACCTCGTCATTGCCGACCAGGGCGATGCCGCACTCATATTCGTCAAGGAAATGGCGCAGTTGATTGACGGCCTGGTCGGACAGTTCCTGCGCCTCGTCGATGATCAAGAGAGTGTGGCGGCCATTACGGCGCAGTTTCTCTCCGATCGCCCGATCGAGCGCCTTGCCGGAAAGGTCCGGCGCGCCGACCGTGATGGCCAGATCCTGCAGCATGGACCACATTCCGCTGGTCCGTGGGCGCATGGTGGCGCGATAGACATTGCGGCGGGTCGACACGAAGTATTTGATGGAGGTCGTCTTGCCGAGGCCGGCAGCCGCCGTGACGACCACCATTTCCGGGGTGGATTGGGCATAGGCCAGAGTCTGGATGATCAGGGTCGAAGTCGGCGTTTCCACGAACTTCGGAACGGACTCGGCCTGTGCGACGGCTGCCGCGCGGGTGTCGTCACAAACCTGCAGCCAGCGCTTGAACTTCTCGGCAACGTTCTCGTTCTTGCCGGCGTATTTGCCATCCAGCCACAACGAAGTGGTGGAAGAGGCAACGTCAGCGGCCCTGGCGACATCGGCGCGGTTGAGGCCCTGCCGGTTCATCTCCTCGACGACGCGCTGCCTGATCTTTTCGACTTCGTTGCCGGGCTCTTGCCCGTTTGTCTCTGACATGAGACAGTCTCCTTGCTTGCTATGGGCCTTGCGGCCCGCTTACGAGGGCGTTCCGGGGGCAACCGGAACGCCTTCATTCGTTTCCGTCCCGCCGGAATGGCAGGACGTCCGCGTCGCGATCGAGCGCGGCCACGCCGGCCGAGAAGGCGGCATCGAAATCGGTCATCTCTGGAATCGGCCCGCGCATGCCGCCGGCGGCCGCGACCAGGCGGACCACCTTGGGCTGGTCGGGCTCGATCGAGGAGGGCTTGGACGGAGTGACCAGGGCCTGCAGCTCGCGCAGGGAAAGACGCTGCTGCAGCTCGGCGGCACGCTTCTGGGCCTTCATCCAGCCGGTGCGGAGCTTCGTGTGGGAGCGGGCCGCATCCGTGTCGTCGAAGCCGGTCATTTCGATGCAATCGGCCGAGCAGACGAAACGCCCATCCAGGCTGTAGACGGCGAGCGGCGCCCAGAGCTGGCGCGGATCGAACTTCACCATCACCTTCTTGCCGGCGTACTGGATCAGTTCCTCGGCCCAGTACCGGTTTTCATAGAAGTGGATGGCCGGCTGATCCCGACGAACCATGACGTCCTTCGACGCCAGCAGCAGCATGCGGCGCTGCTCTTCCGTGCCGCGCCTGACCATGGCGCCGGCCGCGATCTTGTCGTTCCACACCTGGAGGAAGGAACGCCCGTTCATGCCGAAGCCTCGGCGCCCTTCACGGGCGTTGTGTCGGTCGATCTCGTGCTCGACCAGCGCTTCCAGGTCGGCCAGCGGGATCGCGGCCTTGCCGTAGTTGTGCGGCTTGTTGGTCGGGCTGTTGCCCGTGTAGGCGCCGGCGCAGAGGGGGTGCTTGGCAATCTCTTCGCAGAGGTCGCGGAAAGACCGCTCGATCGGCTTGGACTGGCCGCTATAGGGCGTTGTCCAATGTGTCTCGATGCCGAGCTGCGTGAGCACGCCGAGCGGCTCATCTTCCTTGATGCGGAAGCGGAAGCGGGTCTTTTGCTGGCCAGAGATCAGCTTGGAGGCAAAGGCCTTGCCGTTGTCGAGGTAAATGGACTCGGGGATCCCGTAGTTCTCGACCATGTCGGCGACGGCCAGCCGGACCGACTCGAAGGTTTCGGCCAGGTCCAAGTTCCAGCCGACATAGAGGCCGGTGCCGAGATCCTGAATCGCGACCAGGATGACGCGCACGGGAGTGTCCGCATTCGGCAGCTTGACGAAGACATCGAGCTTGTGCCCGTCGATGTTCACCGACTGGAGCGGTCCGAAATGGGTGCGGTCGCGTTTCTGGGCGGGATACATGCGCTTCAATGCCTCGGGGCCTTGGCGAACGGCGATCCGGGCCGAAACCGGGATCTCCTTCTCCAGGCGACGTTTCAGGGTTTTGGGATGAGGGATCGGCGACCAGCCTTCGCGCTTGGCGACTTCCTGCATGCGGCGGTAGCAGGGTTCGAAGGCTGTCTTTTCCGCCCGGAGATAATCCGCCACGATGAAATCCCAGGCACGCGGATCGCACTCGGCAGTCGATGTGCGGCCCTGGCGCCGAGGCGCGAGGGCAGCAAGCCGATCAGCGCGTGGCACGCCCCTGGCGGCAGCAAGCCAATTGTACAGTGTCGAGGGCGAGACATCGGTCTCCTGCGAGACGATGGCGACAGCTGCGCCGAGGATGCTGGCACGGGACAGGGTCTCGATGCGGTCGACGGCGGCAAGGCGGCGAGTGGCCTCGGCCTTGGCTTTGTCCGGCAGGCCTTCGAAGAGCTGCCAAAGAGGCTTTGAAGGGGCGTCGACGGGTTTGGCGGGCGTCGGCGCGGCTTCTGGCTGGCTCAGCGCCAGCAGCCGGTTCTGCACCTCGATCGGGGCGAGCGAATAGTGATAGACCCAACCGCCCCCATGTTGATCGACAGCGATCCGGGCGCGGCGACGATCGGCTCGCCAGCCATTCTTTAAGGCATACCGGGAGAAGGACGGGACGTCGGTGGGGAGTTCACCGGCCGAGGCGGCAACGAAGTCCGAAGGGCGGAAGAACTCGGTCAACGGCGCCTCCTCGTCGAAGGCTGCACGGGATCGACGCGGAGCAAACGCTCCATATCCTTGATCTTCTCAGACATTTTTTGGTGCTGCTGCTTCATGAGGCCGAGCTGCGCGAAATGCGCTTCCCGCCCCTCCATGACGGTGAGGCCGAAGGGCTCGGCCAGGACGTCGATCAGCCAGTTCGCCCCGGTCGCCTCCACGAAGGCGACAAAACGAGTGAGGCCGATCTCATGCTCGGGTTTGGACGCGGCGGTGTAGGCGTAGAGGGCGTCTGTCGTGAGGTCGCGGCCGGTCATTTCGGAGATCTCGGCAGCGATGACAGCGGCGCTCTTCTCGGATTCCTTCATGGCGACGCCCAGGGCGCTCTTGATGCGCAGAGAAATGTCGAGGCCGCGCACGCCTGCGGGGCGCCGCACTGGAAACAGCTGCTCGGCCTGGGAGAACAGATCTCCCTGCCGATCGTCGCTGTATTTCTTCGCCCCGCGCGCCATGGTCAGGCAGCCTTTGCCTTGGCGCCACGCGGATTGACGATCAGCTCAACTTCGTCCGGAGACACGCCGACAAAGGCCAGGAAGCGGCGCCTGATGTCGGGCGGCATGCGGTTCGACCAGGTGTCCGTCCATTGCTGGAGGGTCTTCTCCCAGTCGGTGCGCTCGGTGCGGCCATTGGCGCCGGCCAGCGTCCTGACCTCGCCTGTGGCGAACCGTGAAGCCGCAGCAATTTGCTGCGCCTGTGGATACGCTGAAAAGGTCTTCAGCATGCCCAGGTTGGTCGCCAAGGGCGTGTTGCGAATGAGGGCAACGATGTCGGGGGAGAGGCCGGCGGCGATCTGGCAGTAGAGACGCACATTGCGCGGGGACATCCCGACCTTTTCTGCAACCTCCTCGGTGAAGGGAAGGAAAGTGGCAGATTCTGCCACTTTACTAGAGTGCTGATTTAACTTGTCTTTTTTCTTGCCGTGGCCGGTTTCCGGGTGCAGCTTCAGGTAGATCTCCTTGCGCTCGGCCAGGAACATGGCCTTGTCGAGGGGATCCAGCTCTCGGCGCATCAGGTTCTCGTCGATCTCGGCCAGACGCGCCTCGTTTGGGCTCATCTCCACCACGATCGCGTCAATAGTGTCCCAGCCGAGCAGCTCGGCGGCACGATAGCGATGCCCTCCGGCGATCAAGATGTAGGAGGCTCCATCCGTCCGGAGGATGACGGGTTCGAGCAGGCCACGTTCAGCCATCGATTCCGAGATGGCGAGCGCCCAGCTTTCGTCGATAGGGCGCAGGCGGTCGCTCGCGTCGATCAGTTTGAGCGGGATCTTCTGGACGACAGTTTCAGGCATTCCGGGGCTTTCTAGGTGGTTCAGGGCGAGGGACTAGGCGCGGTCTAAGCGGCTTTGCGGTTTGGACTGTTCCTGCGCAGCTGGGCCGTGCTAGGTTCGCTGCGTTCGACAAGTCGAATTGACGTGCCAGCCGGCCCACGGCGGTACCGCTCGGGAAAAAGGAGGTGGAGAGGTTTGCCGATGCACTCAGCGATGGCGCGTTCGGCCGCAGGAAATGGCGTTGAAAGCGCCTTTGAGCACGCCCCTGGGGAGAGCCCCGCAGCGGTCGCAACCGTGCGGAGCGTCTGACCCGTGCGCCTCACTGCAGCAAGGATATCGTGACGGTCCATGTCGAATCCAACTAACCGAATAATTCGATTTATCGAATGCTAGAATTCGACTCATCGAATGTCAAGTTTGCAGAGCGGTTTTCGCTGGCTCTTGGCACGCGCACGGCCCTCTGGCTGCACGAGCAGACGGGCATTCCCGCGTCGACGCTGTCGAACTATCGGAAGAAAGGCCTCATGCCGGCCGCCGATGCCGCTTGCAGAATTGCGATTGCGCTTGGCGTCGACGTTACGTGGCTCGTCCTCGGCATTGGCGAGATGCGCCCGAGCGGTGCAGTAATACCTTATGTGAATACTCGTCTCGATCCGCAGGCATTGGCAACTGCGATTGAAATCGTGGACGGCTGGCTTCGTGACGCAAACAAAGACGTCGAGTCCAAACACAAAGCCAAAATAGTCACGGAAATTTATACATTGCTGCTCGAAAACGATCAGGGCAACACGCCCTTGCCCCAGCAGATCAATAGGATCCTGCGACTTGCGGGTTGAGTGTGCCTTGTTAGGGGATCGATTTTGAGAGACGACGACGATTTGAACCAAGACAGGTTCGAAAAGGTTAGAAGGAAACTTCTAAACGGTGGAAGTGGCGGCAAAGACAAACCCGCCGAAATTGCTAAGAGGAACAAAGATAGGACGCGGCGACGCAGCGCGGTCGCCCAGGGCCGGGGAACCGTTATTCAGAACTCAGTTATCGTGGTCAATCAGGTGGCGCCGTCGTCGGGGCACAGAGACGATATTCGAGGGCTTCTGGACAGCATCCTGGCCCACCTTGACACAAGTCTTGGGTAGCGTGGCAGGAAGGGGCACGGCCAAGCCGGCAGCGAAGTGGAGAGCGCTGCCAGGCAGTGAGTGCCGCTTAGTTGATGCAGTGTTTCCCGATCTCCGACGCTATGTCTGCAAAATCAGGTTCGTTCGGCCGGGGGGATATCAACAGGCGTTGTTTGTCGATCGCGACAAACAGCCGAAAGCCGACATAGCCGCCCATTTCGTTCTTGGCGTTCACAGCGCCACAATAACTGTCGACATCGTCCTTTGATCGATGCAGCGACAGCAGCTTCAGCTGGGCAGAGTAAGGATCCTTAAGCGCTCGTCCCATCAGCGCATTGACCTCGGCAAGCCCCTTTTCACCAATTCTCTGCTCGGAACCATCCATAACGGTCTGCGCGGTTGCTGCGCCGGCGGCGGACATCAACAACACCGCGATGAATAACGACTTCATACTTTCCTCCCAAGCCCGGCTATAGGCTGCCAGAAGGCGAGAGGCGGTACAAGGGCTCCAGGCTTCAGATGCCGGCGCATACTGCCGGAGTTACGCTTGCAAAAAGCTAAGGTCCACCGCACGGCGCGCCAGACGGAATTGCCGCCCAACCCGTTGTTTTGTTTCCGCTTTTGCATTTTTCCGGCGGATCTGCCGGCGACGACGCTGGTTTTGGCTCCCCTTGCGGTTTGCCCGATGCTTGCCCAAAGGCGCTGCGGCTCGCTTGCTTTTTGGTTTGTGCCCGATTTATCAAGGCTTTGAAGCCTTTTCGAAGGATCTTCAAAGCCAGGAGTTCTATCGTTGGGCACTCCAGTTCCGGCTGTCTGTTGCCGCCCTGCATTCCAATTTCAAGTGTCTAACCGCCGATCGCTTTTAGACTTCGCAATCCCGCTCTAAACCCTTGTGGCGCCGCCGTTTTCCCACCCCATCCCGTCTGATCCCGGCTATTCCCGGTTACTCCAGTTCCAAGTGTCCTCTTTCACCCCCTCATACTCCCTGTCTGCATCGCATGTTTTCTTTTGGTGAGAGCTGCGGGCAGAGATGGACCCCACAATCAACGTGAAGATCGGCCTAGTGGGCTTTGAGGCCTCCGCCTCCGGCTGGCTCGGTGTTGTAGCCGTGACTCTTCTTGCGGCCCTGGTCGTGTCAATGTGGTGGCGAAAGGGCAGGCCCAGGGCGACACCTGCGGAAGTCACGGAGCCACTGCCGCGCAGGAAGCCGCAGAGACTCCCTAGGCGCCCTCCTCCTCCCGAGGCACTCCCGAGTCCTGCCGAAGAGAAAGCCCGTCAGTGACTCTTAGCGGGCACTCTAAGGGCATTCTGCGGCCCCAGGCAGCTCCCCGAATCAGCCCCCGAGGTCCCGCCTTTTGAGCCTGCCCGAGGCGTGATAAAATGCCCCCATGGCTAAGCCCCCGCCCCCTGCTGTCGATATCGTTCCTCGTCTCCGCATGGTGGCGACGGAGGTTGACGATACGGCCATTGATGAGGTGGTGGCGCTATTGCTCGAAGCGGCGGAAGACATCGAGACCCTCCGTCTCCTAGTGGGCATCCGAAAGGAAATCGAGCTGGAAGACGCTGAGCCCGAAGGCCGTTGCTAATCCGCCAAATGGAAAGACCCGCAGCCATCACGCCACGGGTCCTCATGCTTCTACCTAGACGGCAGTGGCCTATGCGCTGGCTTCAGGTCCCCGCTGAATAATCAACATAGATCGTTCCAACACGCTTCCCCACTTTATCCGCCACCTCGTGAAAACCGTCTTGGAACTCGTCTTTCTCGATTCGGTCGGCCAAATCTCGCAGTGCGTTTGCGGCCCATTTGTTCAACACAGATGTTGTCGGGCCCACAAGTTCCAGCTCAACATCACATTTCAGACGCGGTGTGAGTTCTTCCTCATCCATTTCGCAATACCCCCGTGCTTCCCACTGAGCATATAGACTTGTCGCTGTAGTGCGAGAAGCCCCTACGCCCCTGTTTCCTCTCAACCCGCAGCCATCACGCTACGCTAGCCCGCTAGCCAGGAGGCCCCACGGCTCTACCTAGACGAGATGGCCTACGGGCTCACCGCCTCAATGGCCCTATAGACGCTCCCCCTGCCTATCCCCAAGGCCTTTGCAATCTCCGTAGGGGTCTTGCCCTCGGCATGCATCTTGCGGACCTCATCGGCCTTCGCTCTCGCGGTGGGCTTCCGGCCTTTGTAGACCCCCTCAGCCTTGGCCTTGGCGATGCCTTCCCGCTGCCGCTCTAGCATCATCTCTCGCTCGAACTG